GAATATGTGTATTTTGCTAATTGCGGTTATATATGTGTTATTATAGTACATTTTGATACAGTATAATTCAGTATCATACAGTAAGATTTAAGCTGTTTTGAGCAACTTTTGAGTACCCATTCTTGTGGAAGAACTGTATGTTACGTTGTTTCTTTTCTTCTTCCATATCTTTAGGGTCAACGAAGTGGCTATATACATAATCAACCATTTTCGTATCTTTGTGCCCAAGGAACTTAGCAACATCTTCTTTTGGCATTCCTCTTTCAAGTAACATTGTACAAGCTGAATGCCTCATTCCATGAAGTGTGATATTTCTTTTAATGCCATTCATCACGATGCTGTTTTCTTCAATGTTGGTATAGCCTTTTACTTCTTGGAAAGTTCTGTCCAAACTTGACTTTGGAATAGGCTTAGGATTGCGACCGAAGAAATCAAAGAATATAAACTGGTTCTTATCAAACAGATTATTAACTCTTAGAAAATTACTGAACATACCCAATTCTTCTACTAACTCATCGAACATGGTTATAATTCTAATGCTATCATCTGTCTTAGGCTTGCTCGTGTAAGCCTCTAATCCAAATAATCCAGCATATGTTTCACTAAATTGAGTATCAACATTTATCTTAAAGAGCGGAAAGTCATCTGTAGGATTGATTATATCAGACCAGCGTAACCCTCTCATCTCGTTTCTTCTACATCCAGTATAGAAGCAAGTCATAAAGAATGCTCTATACATCTTAATGTAGAATTCTACTACGACTGATTTATTATATTCTTCTTTTGTTTTCTTTGGTGCTTTTTTAAAGTTTCTTTCTCTCATTTCTGGCATATGTTGGTCAAAGGTATCAAGGAATATTTGGAACTCTTTTTCTGATAAAAAATTCCTAACAGCTTTTTTACTTTTCTGTTTTTTACCCTTACTACTTATTACTATCTCAGTACAGAATGTATTAGTTACAAAACCATAATCTCTTGCAAATAAGAACACTCTATCAATATTGTGGAATACACAACTTATAGTACCTTTAGAAAGATAACTATAAGTTTTATTGATATATCTTTTTGCTTCCTTTACGTCATTTATAACTAAATCCTCAATATATGCCTTGCCTATCAGATCGTTAACCGTCGGTTCGTTGATAACATATTTCATGATGTTTGACTTGAACTTTCCTACTGTCTGAGGGCTTTTTTCTTCTGTCATATATTCTTCCCTCATATGCTCAAAACATTCGTTAAACACATCAATGAACTTATGTTTCTCATTTGTTCTGTTTTCTTTCGCAAATAGCAAATTCTTTTCTTTAGTTTCTCTGATATATGCTTTTACTTTAGATGTACTAGGGAACAATGGTGTCCACTTCTGTTTACCTGTACCATCGTTCTTATCTCTAAATCTTTTAGCATACATCGTTTTCCCATCTTTAACCGTCTTGTAAAATTTCTCATGTGTCTTGGGATCTTCATAGTTATTTGCCCACATGAGAATATACCTCCTTCAAACTCATAGTAACACTTCTCCTTTCGTGTATCAAGAGGATATTCAAAAAAAAGGGCACCAAGAATTACTCGGCGCCCTTAATCATGTCATGGTATAATTCTAATAATTCCTTGTTGTTATAGTACTCTAGGAACTTGTCTAAGCGTATTTTTGTCTTTAATCCTAGACCAATTGCCATTGGGAGATAAGTTTCTAAAACGCTTATTCTAAGCTTTCTAGCTTCATTTGTTGAACACCCAGTAAGTACCTTTATATCTGCAATACTGATGTATTGCTTTGTACGCATAATATCCTTAATAGCTGCTACATTCATCGGCAACCACAATCCTTTCCCTTAAGCATTTCTTTGAGATTTTTTCTGAAATTTTTTGAACTGCAATATACGCCTTCAAAGGTTGTGGTAGTTGGTTTGTCTACTTTCGTAGTTATAAAATCAATCAAATCGCTTATAGAAAGCGCCTTGATAGTAATAAGTCCTTCTTTATCGACTGCAACCACACTTGCGTTATCATTATTCATAACAATGGACAGTATTTCACCAGTTTCTTTATTCTCATACGCGAATGAACATGTACTTATCATAACTCAATACCCTCATCATTAGCACGTTCTTCTAACAACATTATGTATCTATTCATTGTATGCAACTGTTCACGTAAAACACCCATTGGGCATTTAGGTTCAAACAATAATGTACCATTGTCAAATTCATAAATCATATTGTCTAGCTTTTCTGCTCTGATTTTCAATTGATAGTATTCTGCTCTGAATCTATCCTTATAATCGTCACTTTCCATTAATTCAATTGTTTCTTTTAATTCCATATTTTTGTCCTTTCCTTTATGTGCTTTTATTCTTCCTCTATAATGTCATAAGTCTTTTCAAAGATATCAGGCTTGCATGGATACAATTCTCCATTTACACCCTTAATGACATAATCACCAACACTAACATGATGTTTGCCTTCCAACGTGTTGATCATAAGTTCGGCTGGCTTTCCTTCATAATCTTCAAAAAACATTGTTCCATTCATTAGTGCTTGTGCAGCCCATATTGGTATATATTGCATTCCATTGGTATACATAAAATCCCCATCGTATTGAAATGCTTCTACTTCTACTGGTTTCTTTCTTGCTTTCATTCCACTACCATCCAATCATCTGATAACATATCAGCTTGAGATGCAAGCCATCCAAGTTGCACACCACTTGTGCCAACAAAAGCAATTGTTTTATTTCCCATGTCGCTATGGTCAACATTAACAACTTCATCATTAGTATTCTTATAACTAACGTTAGTAGCTAGTTCAATGTATTGGTTCTTTCCATTCCATCCTTTTCTAGCTAACTTCAATCCTCTCTTTACAAGCTTGATAGCATCTCCAAAACTCATATATGCTACTCCGCCTAAGATGGGAGTATCTTCATCTCTCGCAAAACCCCACTCATCAGATAAAATATTTTCCAAAGTATAATCAACTCGTTGGGTTTCTCTAATATCTAATACCTCTCCATCTTTTGTATACATCATGATGGTTTCTTTTTCTTTATCCCAAGTCCAATAACCACACCAACTTGGTAGTTTCATTTGATATCCAAGTTTTAAATAAAATAACGCTTCTTTAAAATCCATTTTATTATCCTCCTATAGCTTAATAGCTTTATTGTCCCATTTCTTGTATGCATCTAAATATATTTCTTTTTTATCGCCATTATAAGTTATTTCATAATACATTCCATCACTTATATTTGTACTTGCTAAAGCTTTGTTATTCTGTAACGTTTTGCATGACCAAACAATATATATATCATTCTCTGTAATTTTCTTTTTGTCTGTCTGATCAACGTTACTATTAAAATAGTTTGCTACAATTTTTTTGCATAATTGTAAAAATTCGTTATTACCCATATTATTTATCTCCTTCACCAACAGGTTTACTTCTTACTCTCATTCTATTTCCTCACTTATTCCTAAAATATATTCTATTTTCCATGGTTCAGTATCTTTATCTTCTATAAATGTAAACAGGTCATTAAACATATCATTTGAATCAATATAATTTATACTGCCAGATGGTAACCATATATCGTTATTTTCTTTATCTCTGTATGGTTTATCTTTCCAGCAAGTAACCTCACCCTCATCTCTAGTGATCCATTTATATCCTTTATCTAAATAATACTTTAAACATTCTTCTTCCAATGTAGACAATTCAGGTACTAATGATGGTATTTCAATGTCCATTGGCGTAAATAACTCGAAGTTTGAACATCCTTCTTTAAGGATGCAACCGTGACAACCATTACAATTGTGACAATAGTTCTTAATTGTATTTAATGCTTTTATTACTTCTATTTTTTGTTTTTCCATATTAAATATCCTTTCTAATGGCGCATATGATACGTTTAAATACGTTTTTATTGCGGAATGTACGAATTCTATACATTAGTTCGTTATACTTATCTTCATACTCTACCAAACGTTTACATTGTCTGTCGTATCTTTCTTCCCATGGCTCTTGATGTATGCAACCCCAACCATCTTTCCAAGTTGTTTCATATTTATTTAATTTTGCTTCATATTCACCCAACTGCTTATTTAATTTATTGATCTTCTTATTATTTTCCTCGAACCATTTAATGAATTCTTCTTTAGACTTAACATTAAATGTTACTTGTGTTCCATCCTGTAGATTGATAGTCAAACCAGCATTTTCACTTGTGATACCTCTAATGACTGCACTACTTTCATTTAATTCAACTAATACATTTTTCATTATTACTTGTCAACCTCCTCAATATAGATATTAATTTCACAGACATCATCTTGATTATCTCCTGCAATTTCATATGCTTCATCTTCATTTTCAGCTTCAATCTCTAATTCTGCATAGCCTTTATATATTGCTTTGTATTTTTTCTTCATGCCTATCCTTTCCTTCACTCATTTTCCTGTAACCTATTCTACGATATTCATCATATACAGGCTTCCATATGTATTCACATTGCTTACGTTCAGCTGGAAGTAATTCTTCCATTACATCTAATTGTTCTTTCAGTTTAATTGCGAATGGACACCCTTTACATCCTGTGCGTTCAAAGTTGAATGGCGGATAATATAGTTTACATAGTTCAATATCACGCTGTTTTATATACCAATCCATCCAATCATCAGTAACTGGATTCAATGGATTGAATACTTTTATATTTCTTTTTTTGTCATATATAACGCATTCATGATGATTTGCTCTGGAACCACCTTCACTCATACGAACCCCTGTAATTGGTATTTTTCTAGTTGTCTGTTTTTCATATTTATGAAAGTTTTGTTTTTTAAAAAGCTCACAACATTTTTCGCTTATTTTTAAATCATTTTCACATGTAAATTGATATTTAAGACAATTAGGACATTTAAATAAACTCCCTGTACCATCTGATTTTGTTCCATTTAAATAGTTACGTGGTGACATGGTTAGACCATTCCTCTGATACTCACTTACTTTCTTTGAATGCATTTTAGATTTGAATGGATATCCATATTCTTCTAATGATAATTTAATATTTCGTTCATTGTTAATGATTACGAATCTATCATCATTTTGACAAAAAGATTTCACAAATTTTACTATATCCACAAATTCCAATCCAGTATTAATAAATACCCTTTCAATTTTATTGTTAGGTAATGCTTCATCCATCAAGTAATGTAATACCGTACTGTCTTTACCACCACTAAACGAAATATAGAAATTTTCCTCTCCATATTTATTGATGACCAGCTTGATCATCTCAATACGGTCAAATAATAATGTTTCGTTATCCAAGTGGTTACCTATTCATACTCCTCATAGTAGATTATCATTCTTACTGTTTCAGCGTAATGATGTTCTAATGTTGCACCTTCACTGTATTCCCAACCTTTTAACATGTATATTGCATCGCAATATTTAAGCTCACACAGTCCCATATCAATATAATCTTTGTAATTAAATCCTTCTGGTTTAACAGGATTGATTACAATGTGTCCTTGTGCTTCTAGTTCCTTTTGTTTCTTTTCAAACTGTTCCTTATAATTAGGATTTCCAGTTATTCTGCCTGCTAAATAGATTTTCAACTATTAACCCTTTCCGTTACCTCTTTTATTCTTTGTTCAGCTATATTAAAATATTGTTCATCCAACTCAAAACCAATATAATTACGTTTTATTTTAATTGCAGCAATACATGTGCTTCCAATTCCAATAAATGGATCTAGTACAACTCCGCCCTCTTTTGACGAATTATCAATCAGTATTTCCATCAACGCTACAGGTTTCTCAGTATCATGAAGGTTCTTGCCATTTTTATCTTTTGTCTTCTTGTTCGGGATATCAAGTATATCAGATGTACCACAATGGTTTATCTTTACACCTTTTCCTTTTCGGAAGAATAAGATATACTCAAATTGTGACATGTAGAATTGCCCCATAATTTTATTACCTTTATTCCAAACAAGTGACTTAATAAACTTAAATCCACATTCAGTAGCTGTATTCAACATATTTTGCAGATTTACATGATTAGTCATTATGTAGCAGTGAGAACCATCTTTCAGAACTCTGTATAATTCAGGCAAATAATCTATAGGTTGTATATCATTATGATTAAATACCTTACCTTGCATGTTTATCTTCTTTTGCATCATTCCGCCACTATTGCCAGCATTTCCTCTTGCTGTTGTTTTATATGGTGGATCTGTTATTACTAAATCTATACTTTTATCAGGTATTTCTTTCATTAATTCAAGACAGTTCCCTTGCTTAATAAAGCTGTTATTCAATCACGATTCCTTTCCGTTACTCGTTACAAACCATCGTTATAGTTTTTAACATTCCTACTATGTCGTACTCATAGTTTACTTTCTTTTTACGTCTATCGACCTTAATTCCAATCTGTTCAGCATCATCTTTATTGATACTCTTTTTGCCACAGTATCTAGTCCATTCTACAAAGTCTACAATTGGAATTGCATATGTACCACCTTCGGTTGTTTCACCCTTAGAATTAGTTCTATCGGCGTAATCAAGTACTAACATCGCATACACATTATCAAAGTTTGTACGCTTCAATAATGACCTGACCTGATGTGGTTTTATCATTACTTTTTTCTTTGTATCTTCATATGATGGTTGATTAAAGCTTATACTTGTATTCTTAGTTGCTTTTAATTCAACATAGAACAGAGAATAGCTGTCAAACAAGAAACAGTCGCAAGGAGAATTAAGCGTAAACCTAATTGCTCCTCCATTGTTCTGTCCAAACTTGTTTCTATTCTGTCCAAACTTGTTGCTATCTGGAAAGCGTTCATATAACAAATTCTGTTTTTCTGCTGAATCTTTGAAGTTATCTTCAAATACTTTACCGTTATTTCGCACTCTCGTCACCATACGATTCTGCAACGTCAATCCCAATCTGTCTCATGTCGAATACAGATTGTTCTAAACATTCCATTTCTGTGTACATATAAAATAAGATATCTTTACATTGCTTTGTACTTTCGTATTCACCTATAACAAATTTTTCTCCATCACGATAAGCATATATGTATGTAAATTCTATACTTACATAATCTACTTCACCAAAGAACATACCGTTTTGACTTAAAACAGTTATTTTCATTTATTTATCCAAAGGCTCCCAGTATGTTTCTTCGATTATGCGTGTTTTTCTCGTAACTTCATATGGCTGGTCGTGTACAAAACTTTCTTGGTGTTCTGTAAGTCCTTTTCTCCAGTCTAATGCAAAATATCTACCGCCAATTTCTAAAATAGTTTGTACATTTTGTGTCCATCTTCCGCTATCTCCTTCTATTTCCTCAAATGTAAAGGTGTATAATATATCCCACAAATCTCCTTCATTAAACTCATCCCCTGAATCAAATCTTTGTAAAAATTCTTGTTCTGTCATTCTACTTTCCTTTCTTTACCTTTCGTTTCTTTCTATTGATTGCATGTCTACAAATCTTTCTCACAACCCAAGCTTCCAGCTTATTCAAATGGATGTGTAGTTCATTTTCTAATTGAATATCAGGATTTCTCCTGTAATATTCATATGTAATCTGTCTTTGTCTTTGTGTTAATGCTCCCATTAATTCTCCTTCCTATACTTTTCCTGAACATATTTTGTTCTATTCAAGTAATCCTCTAATGTTTCAATGCTTTGTAAACAACCTTTTACTTCTGAGTCTTTCTTTATTCTACATACAACGCACTTACCATTCTTTAGCAAGTCAATATATTGTGTATACTTGTTTGCGAACACTGTAATATCAAATGTAACATTACCAACACCTAGATTGATGAACGCCATTTTTTTACCTTTGTTCTTGCCATTCTTAATTACGTTGGTCTTACAGTTGATGATGACTCCACCAACCCAACCTTCTTCTTCAACATTGACCTTATTCCAATCAGGAAGATAAACACCTTCAAATGGATTACCAGATAGGTGTACATTCAGTACTTCCATTTCCCAATCTAACTCCGTTCCTTGACAGTATTTATCCTTGAATTTACTCCATTCTAGGCGCATTCTATGGTCATTGAATATATGTGTACAAAGTTCTTTATCGTCTTGCTGTTCAGGTGTAATAAGCCCCATATCGAACAGCTGTTTAATATTAGTCTTGTTAGCCTTTTTGATTGGTTTTTTATCTTCTTTGCCAGCATTAAATCTTGCAATAAAGTACTGTTGAAATAAGAACATCTTTCCTTTATTGGTTAATGAATCTAACGCACCTGACTTAATCAGAGCAACAACGTCACCTTTATTCATTGTAATTGCTGTTGTCATGAAGTCTGTTATAGATACGAATGGTCTATTAGCAAGGATTGTTTTTAAACCATTCTCTGTTAGACCTTTAATGGAACCTAAACCAATCAGAATTTCATTATTTCTTTGATTAGGTGTATATGACAATCCAGAATTGTTGATATCAGGATTGTTTAATTCAAAACCTAATCGCTTTGCTTCTGATAACAATGTTGAGGCTTTATCTGTACCTTCATCCATAATCAGACAAGCGGTAAGATACTCAATAGGATAATGAACTTTCAGATATGCGGTAAGATATGACAACAAAGCATACGCTACAGCGTGTCCTCAGGGTCGATTGAAGCAATATTCAGACTGTTTTAATAACAAGTTCCAAATGGCTTCAATCTGTTCATCACCCCAATTCCTTTTTCTAAGACCTTCTTCAAACTTAGGTCGTAATGTTCTCATTACATTTTCTTTTTTCTTACCAATTGCTCTACGACCAGTTTCTACTTCAACTTCTGGAAAGCCAGCATATCGCAATAATGATAATGCTTGTTCCTGATATAACAATACACAATGAGATTGTTTGAATAATCTCTTTAAATCTGGATGAATGACTGTTATATCGTATGGATGTAATTTATTGTGACAATAATCTGGGAAGCTGTCCTTAGTACCTGGTCGGTTAGCACTGTTTACAACAATAATATCTTCAATGTTGTCTGTCTTAGCTTCAATAAGCATTCTTCTAGCCTCTGCCGACTCCATTTGAAATACGCCTACTGTTTCACCAGTCTTGTATACTTCATCATATACTTTTCTATCATTTAAATCTAAATGGTTTATATCAACATCTTCCCATGTAATTCCAGCAAACTTTAATGTCATATCTGCAATTGACAAATTCTTTAGCCCAAGTGAGTCCATCTTGATCAGTTTGATATCATCCATTAACGCATGCATTTCAGCTTGGTGCATAATTTCGCCATCTTTGTTGTAACAAACAGGACAATATTCTGTTACAGGCTTTGGTGTAACCATGATTGCTGATGCATGACAACCTCTTGACTTAGGAAGTCCTGATAGCTTTAATGCGTATTCAAACCACATTGGATATTGCTTATACAATTTTTGTAGCTCATCATTACCTTTGATTGCATCCTTTAGCGATACATCTATCTCAATTTCATTTCCATCTTTATCAACTTTTTTGATAACAGGAATAGTTTTAGATACAAGGTCACGTAATTCAGGTGTAATCATTCCTTTATATGGACTATCTTCTTTATCGTTTAGAACACGCCCTATATCTCTGATTGCAACCTTGTTTGAGAACGTATTGAATGTTGAAATATTACATACATTTTCTTCTCCAAACAAATCTTTCATTACTTGGATCATATCTCCACGTTTTAATTTATCAACATCATAATCGAAATCAGCCAGAGTTCCTTTTCTACCGATATTTGCAAACCTACTAAAGTCTAATCCCCAGCGAACACTATCAATTTGCGTTACATTTAACATGAATAAACACAAACAATTAGCTCCACTACCTCTTGAATATCCTAATGGTATCTTTCTTCTTCTGCATTCTTCTGAAATCATATTCAGCATGATAAGGTAATCAACAAAGTCAAGTTCCTCCAGTACAGGTATTTCCATTTCTATTCTTTCTCTGCGAATTTGCTGTTCTTCCTCATTCATCCAACCAAACTTTTCGTCAAATGTCTTATAACATAAATACCTTAAATATTCAGTGCTATTCTTATATTCGCTAGGAACCTTGATATGTGGCATTTGCGGTTCGTTATCCAACCCAACATCTACTTGTTCACACATATCTACTATCTCTTGTGTGGCTTGCATGCCTTGTTTTATAGCCTTTATAGGTAACTGGTTACTCAATATATCCAATACATCTTTTTCATTCTGCATGAAGCAATCAGTGTATTGTTCTGATAATTCTCTATCCATGCTCACTTCAACGAACATTGCATGAGAGTCAACATCATCTTTTGCTATCATATGCGCATCAGTTGTAATAACATATGGGTAATCATATTCAACAGCAAAGTCATATATCAATTTGTTAGCTTCTAACTGACTTTGAGTACTATGAGATTGAATTTCACAATACACTTTGTCAAATGTATTGTCTAAATCATCCATATACTCCTCAGCTTCTTCTTCCATACCATTTACTAGGTATTTACTCAAACGCCCAGCCTGACATGCTGTTAAACAGATTATTCCTCGACCCCAATCGTTATTTCTAATACGGTTAATATCAATTCTAGGTTTTATATATTGACCTTCTGTATTGGCATATGACACGATATCATACAGGTTATGTAAACCAATATTATTTCTTGCAATCAACAATAAGTGATATCTTGTTTCTTTATATTCCTTTGTATTGTTCTTAAATGTATCGTCATCAACTTCGTAAATTTCACAAGCAGCTAAACATTTAATTCCTTTTTCTCTTGCTAATCTTTGACTTAAAATAGTAGCTGACATATTTCCATGATCAGAAATGCATACAGCAGACTGACCGTTCTCTACAGCGTAATCTACTATTTGTTCGACTGTAGCAATAGAATCTAACAATGAATAGCAACTATGCACATGCAAGTTAGAGAATGCCATTTACTTCCTCACAAAATTAAGTTTATAGCCTGAAAAACCAAAATAATGATTATCCAAAACAAACGATACTATTTTAAATCCAAATAATTTATTATTGATTATTTTTGATTTTAACATATGGTATAAATCTTCGCTTATTTCAATCGAGTATGCTTCTTTTGTAATTCCCCATAACTCACACAATTCATGGAAATTTTTCGTAAACATTTCTATTCCTTCTAAAAAATAATTTTCTGTAAAGCATGTACATACACGCTCACTCTCACCTTGTATCTCAGCAAACAGTCTATCAATCTCAAAACCATTTACTACTTTTACAATTTCTTTGATATTGTCACCCATACCGCATTTATGTTCAAATAATGGACACTCACAACAATGATAATCTTTATATTTATTACATATATCTTTTCTTACCTTCAGAAATTCTTCATCAATCAATGTTATTCCCTTTCCGTTCATCAAATTCCTTGTTCAGTTGGTGTATATGTTGGATAGCATCTTTATACAATGCATATCCAACAAAACTAAATATAAACACCAAACCTATACTAAGGACTGTTAAAAATCCTTCCATGTTTCACCTCGCTAAAATAAATCCTTCTTAACTTCTTTTATCTTTTTGATAACTCCATTGTTCAATTTTCTAAAATCAATAACAGGATTTTTATTTTCCTTTACAAAATTGTATGCTTCTTCTTCAACAAACGTTTTCCAAGCTGTACAAATTAATTTTGGAATCACAACCTTACGTTCAAGATATGGATTGTCGTTAATGATCTTCTGATATTCCTTTTCGACAAAATCAGAAGTGCAATATTTTTCTACAATATCATTCTCGATTCCACCATCAACATTTAAATTACCTGCTTTCGCTTTATTAACAACACTTGCGTGGTTATGGTATTCATCATGCAATACCTTAGCCCAAACTATGTTCCCATATTTATTGCGATAATCATAATTTTTAATTACAATTCCTTCTCCATAAGTTCCTTTATCTGGATCAATTAAGAACATATTTGAATTCACAAGTTCTTTAATCTTATCTACTGTCAAGTCCTTTCCATCGCCTTCCCAAATATTAGGGATGAATGGAATTCCAAGTGCTGAAAATTCAGGTTGCCATTCTGATGGATGGACATAAGCAATCTCTCCACTGTCAAATTCAACAACAACGTCAAATACATATGGTTTTTTCCACGCTTCATCTTTATATGTTCTTAATGAATGAGGAACAAGATACTCCATATACAATCTAGTCCTAGGATTATCAACAAGGAATTGTTTATACTCAGGATGTTGACTGATATAATTAATCAAACCTCTATCATTTTTGGTACCTAATTGATATTCCTTATTTCTTCCAGCGATATGTATTTCTCCATCATCACCTAAGAATACAGTTGTATTACAACCATCAATCTTAGGTTGAACTATAACATTTCCTTCTAGGATACCTTCTGTATCTTGGGTTCCTAGTCTACAAACATGTTGATACTTCTTAAACTCCATTATTGCTTTTTGGCTCCTTTTTTCTTTGCTTTAGGCTTAACCTCTTTTGCCTTTACTTTACGTAAACCTAATTTTTCTATAGCCACTTCTGACCAATTTTCAAAGTTAGTTCCTTTATCAATCAAGTCGTTAAGTTCTTCCACTGACACCCATTGACCTTCAAGTTTATCAACTTCATTGATTTCTATTTCATTGCATACATTATATAGTTCAACCTCTGTCAAGATACAGATATGAACTCTTGATACATCTGATGAGTCATCAATAAATACATCTGATAACTTGATATTCAATTCTCCATTTAGTCCGTCATACGTGGTTTCTTCACGTAATTCACGTTTGATACAATTAATAACTGTATTGCGGAAGTCAACGATATCATTTACACCTCTACCACGCTCATAATCAGCATGATCTACGTGTCCTCCAACACCAATTGAGTGTTTACCTACCAATCTTGAGTCGCCTTTTAAACGCTTTGTAATGAGGTATTTACCGTCATTCTTTAACACAACATATGGAATGACCTGTCTTAAACTTGTATCAAGTTCAGCTTTGTATCTGTATTCGTAATATCCTCTTTTGGTAACAGCGTTCTCTAACGCTTTCATGGGACTTTCTCCAACTCTCAACCATGATTCATAATAATCGTTTTCTACGACCAGTACCTTTTCATTTCCGTATTTCTGTTTTAATTCTTGTTCAGTCATGTTCCTCCTTTATATTTTGACCGTATTTTCTTTAGGCAACGGTATATCCTTTCTCAAATAAAACTGTGCATCATCACATCTTAAATCACCATAATATCCAAACGGACACCAGCTACAGATCGGCGAGCATTTACTCTCATAACTAAGGTTCTCAGGTTGATACATTCGTCTAAATGCCTCAATCAGCTCATTATTGATATCTTCAATCGTACGCTGTTTATCTTTAAGCTGACCCTTTTTAGCACCAGTCTTGAAGTAAGTTTTATTAGCTACACTATCATTCAGTGCCAATGGTACAACATCCTGCAACTTATCAAAACGTGTGAAGTAATAAGCACATCTCGTTGGCAGTACTCCAAACTTTTCATAAATGACAAGTGAATATATAGGTAACTGTAAGTTATGTTTAAGTTTTGCTGGTTTAAACAATGACTTACCTGTCTTATGGTCTATTACGATATATTCACCTGTTTTCTTATCTCTAAGCACCAAGTCAATAAATCCATTCAAGTAGACCTCGTTATATTTCTCATCTGCGAACAATACAGTGAATGGAAGATCTACTTTCAATCTGAACTCCATTTCCTGTGCTACAACGTCGCATTTATCTAGTAATTCTGCCAGTTCTCCGTCGCAAGTGATAAATCCTTTCATCATCTGTTTGTGTGTTTCTAGCAGTTCACTTTCTGTTTCTTTATCAAAGTACATTTCACGTTTACTTAGATTTTCTTCAACTAAGTCCTGTACTTCACCTATTGTCCATTGATATCCTTCTGATAATTTCTTACAATACTCTTCAATGCTTGCATGTATCTGCGTTCCAAATTGCGTAGCATCTGAGTCACTATATTCCCCAAGTCCTAACAAGTATTGATATTTCCATCGACGTGGGCAATCCAAGAAAGTTGACAGCTGTGAATATGACACTGCCAATACTTTCTTAGTTACTCCATTTATGTCGAACTCTTTGAAGATTTTAGTTTTCATTTAGAACCTTTCCATGGATTAAGAATTTTGGAACTGAAACTACTTCTGTTCTGAATGTTCCCCATGCTGTAATACCTCTAACCTTAATCAGGCATAATAACTTACCCATTGTTATAATTTGTCCTTTCCATATACCGCTTTCAAAGTCAAGGTTAATCATTCTAAAGTAAACCATATCTCCACATTTTATATTATCAGACACCGAAGTCCTCCAATGTTGTTTGCCCTTCTACTGGTTCATTCTTGGATTTTTCAATTACTGGCTCGTAATCCTCATAAAATGCATAGTCGCTCATAACAACCCAAAATATTTCCTTAGATAATTCATTCGCAACTCCGACTACATAATCAGTATCTCTAATTCGATATGCACGATCATTGCGGAATACATAATATTCTCCATTAAGCTCAATAACATCTTCACTTTCGATTAAATCTTTTAACCACTGAGGTTCCTCTCCTTCATGGTACTGATATGCTTCTACATATTCTGGTTTTCTTTTGTACTTCACTTGCTGTCCTTTCCTTTACTACACCTTATTTCTTATCTGTTACAACTGTTCCAGCACCATTAACAGTAACCCAACCATGTTTTAAACGTGCTTCTGCTTCTTTCATCTTGATCAATTCTGGTGTGATTGACTGTGATTTCAATTTATTAGCTTCTGCTTCTCCTTTAGCCTTTTCAATTGCTACAGCAGCTTCACCTTCAGCTTTAACTTTGTTAGTTTCTGCTTGTTTCTGTGCTGTAACAAGGTCTAATTCAGCCTTTTCAGCATCCTGTTTAGCCTGTTCTTTAGCTTTAACTTTCTTCATCAATTCATCATCTAACTGAACGTCAATGATATTCACTGATGACACTTTAATACCATATTCATCCAACAGCTTTTCAGTTAAGTATTTAGAAATACTTTCTCCAACTAAGCTACGTTTCTCGCTGTAGATATCCATAACAGAGAACTGTGGTGTAACATCTTTGATGTATGAAATAATCTGGTTCTGGACACGATTTTCAACGATATCTTCGCCATCCATTCCACCGAAATTCTCATATAGTTTTACGACCTTATCAGCCTCAAAGTTATAATTAATACTTACATTAAGTTTTACCATACCACCGTCTGCTGGTGCATCTACATGCCAGTCTTGGTGTTCATCTTTATTGTAATCAGCTGGATTATTACTCAATACCAACTGCTGTTGTTTTACTGGGAACTGTTTTACTTTCAACAATGGATTAATGAAGTGATAACCTGTTGTTAACACATCTTCCTGAACTCCATCACTCATTGAATATACGACACCAACATTCCCTACATCTACTTTCTCGAATGAAGCAACTCCATATATTGCTCCTACTACTGCTCCAGCGATTACAACTCCAGCTAAAACACTACCTGTTTTATTCATTTAAATTACCTTTCCTTTCTTGCTCCTTTTGAGCTTCATATTTATCATTTGATTTTTTAATTTGAATAATTACTTGGTTGAATACTAATGCAACAAATGAGAAAACTAGCAATAGTCCAACAAAAATTCCTAAACCTATCAACCACATTATTTATCTTCTGACTCCATATTTGGTTTCTTAATTTCTTGTATCTTATTTTTAATTTGCTTTGAGAAAATAATGCACATAACCAATGCTAAAATCAGTGTGAATGGCACAAATACCTTCCATAGTAAGACGAATAAACATATGAAGATTGTTGTTAAGAATGATAAAAATGGAACACCAATTACAACCACAAATAACATTATTTTCATATCTCCCATGTCGAAATCTTCAAATTTTTCATCTTCCTCAAAATCGTGTCTAATACCCCATGCAGTCAATAGCTCACTTAATATAGTTACTACAATAAATACTACTAGAAACATCTTCATGTTACTGTATCTCCTTCTTCAACCATTCTGTGATATCCTTAAATACGTCACTTGGTTTCTTCTTGAATATAAAGTAATAACATCCAAGAACTAACAACGTTATCGGTACACTTAGAAAAGCTAAACCACTAAATACGATTCCACCAAACAATGTCATCAAGAGTATAAGGAATACATCAAAACCATCAGTACGTTCAGTGTGATATTTTCTAAATAGAACCATTTCATAAATCAACGACATAAATGTAGCAATAGTTGCAATAATTCCCATAAATGTGTCCATAGTTAATCCTCCAACATGATTAAATCTTTCGCATATGGAAGTGTTTTAATCCAGTCACAGAAACCTTCATGTGCGTTTAGCTGAGAATATTCTTGTCCTTCTATGACCATGATATTTTCACTCCACTCATCTAACTTGTGATTACGTCTTGCAAAGTAGATGTTACGCAATACTTCATAATTCAATGTAACTGTGCGTTTCTGGTTGTAACTTGATGGAAGTAGCTGAATCATCTGCCACCAATATTTTTTATCTTTGGTTTCAAGATATTTTTTTCTACATAGATTAAGTGTATCTATTATGAGTTCCATAACGTCATTTGGCGTAGCCCATTCAGAACCACAAGAAACAGCAATTCCATCATCAATTAAATGCTCGCAACTAAAATCTTCCAACATAAATTCCTTCTTATGAATACAATGCATCGTACTACAGCTATTAGCAACAGTACCAACCTTATATGTATCAAATTCTTTCCACCAATATAACGGAGCAGTAATATCCACACTTACCATAATTTGTCGCATGAACTTTCTATGGTCAGAACCAGCTTTAATCAATCGTTGCATTAAATTTATGTCATTATCTCCAATAAAATATTCACTACCTTGAAAGCGTGCATCGTCACATGTAAAAGTATCACTCTTATCCCAACTCTCTAACGGATTTCTCATACCTCTTATTGCATGTCCAAAACCCCAAACTTCTGTATCTTCAAATTTAATCATTACTATCTCCTACCTCATGTAAAACTTCTTCTGCGTTATCTTTCATATATTCTGCTAATTTCATATATCCATTAGTGTTTGTATCTTCATCAAAACCTCTATAGCTCACCCTTGCTGGATATACATTTAATGTGTTACCAACACGTTCAAAAATTATAGCCCAGCCAAATGCATGTAATATCATATTTACGAACCACAGCAATCCACTTTCCTGAAATTCATTCCATGTTTTACGTCTAATCAAAATACCAACTCCTCTAGTACCATATACTCATCAGTTGATAGCTCAACATTAACCCCAGTTTTTGTGTTTACAAAATTATCTTTTCCATCTACGCACTTTAAAAACTTATTATTAGCAGTAACAGAATACCCTAATGGTCTTAAAATATCATCAGCTGTTATGACATACTCACCAGCTTTCGCTTGACGATTTACCTTCTTATATTCTTTATAATTTTCAAGCACATATCCTTCGTCCGATGATACATGGCAAACACTTCCATCTGCTATGTTTACACCATTAAAACATTGATATTTAGAATATTTATCAAATTCTTTTACTGATATGACATCACCATATTTATATTTATTTTGTGTACATCTTGGATTATTAACAAAGAAATAATCTCCTACCTTTACTTCTCTATTCGTGCCAGTATATGAATACGTAAACCCATAGCCACGTCCAAACGTTCTCGCCAATTCGATATCAGATTCTTCTTCATTCTCAACAACAGATTCTTCTTTATGTTCAACATTAAACCCATTATCTTCGAGGATCTTTCTGATATCTTTATATCTATAACCATGTTTCTTTAACAAACACATCATTAATCCTTTTTCAATATCAAACTTTTCTCCATGACATTTTGATACGAACTTATCACCGTTATCATCCCAATAAACTGTCACATTGTCATTTACCAATAATTTGTTAGGTGCCATCATTTTCTTGAAATGTTCTGGGTGTAAACTATACCATTTATCCCCTATTTTTCCTTCCTTACATCTTAATGTTTCAATCTCAATTGAAAAATCTCTATTAATTTTTATAACTCTTCCGATGAATTCATTATCCAAATTAGTAAATCCATAGAAATTATCTATTGCCTTTATTACATCTCCAACTTTAAATTTCATTAAATTCCTTTCCGTTAAATTTCTTCCAGATCGTCTACTAAGTCAAACATTGATTCATCATCTAAATCTGCAATACTGTCCTTTTCAACGTCTGAATACCGTTCCATTGGAAGCTTTACAACTTCCACAAATTTATAACATTTGTTATAAACCTTTTGATTTAATATCTTTCCAGCATCATCATTATCTCCACACACAACTATCTTCACACCGAGTTTAAGCAGTAATGTTACCTGTTCTTCTGATACGCTACTTCCCATGCATGCTACAGCATTTTTGTATCCCCATTCATGTAATTTCATTACCGACTTAAACCCTTCAACCAAGATTACAAACCCATACTTTACAACCTCGTTTTTTGCTCTTGAATAATTGAATAATGTCAATGTTTTCTTAGTGTCACCAACAATACGATATCTTGGTTCACTTCCGTCAATTGACCTACCTGATACGCTCAATATTTGACCATCAGGACTGTCAATTGGGAATGTTACTCTGTCTTTAACTGAACCATCAATTCCAAAACCTATATTGAAGTAGTTCAATGTTTCATCTTTGAAACCTTGTTCCAATATATAAGGATGATGATAGTCAACTATATCGTTCAAGATGATCCCTGATACTGGTTCGATATCTTTACGTTTCTTCTTTTTGCTTTTAATAAGTGTGTCTAGTAATTTCATTTTATTCCTAGCTTCTATTTTCTCTTGTGTTATCTCAATCGCACTATCTTCAAGCTTGACTTTGTTTTTCAGCCATTTGACAGCATCACTATAGTTTAATGATAATTGTTTCTTTACAACATCAATAACTGTGTACGATCTATGACATTCGCTGAAACAGTAGAACTTTAAATTCTTGTATTTAAGATTGTTCTTAACTCCTCCATGAAACATACAAGGCATTGACAACCAGTCATTCTCTCTAACAAAGTCAATCTCTAAATCGTCAAGAATATCCTCAATTACTTCGTCACACTTTTCAATCAATAACTTAGTATCTATCACATATATTCGTTCACATCCTAGTCGTTATCTATTTCAACAACTTCATATCTATGCTTTACAAGAGAGTTATTTTGCAAGCAGCGATATACTGTCGTCTTTGATACTTCTAAAAACTTACATAGTCCTGATAGTCTAAATATACCTAACACTATATCTTTGTCTTGTGTGTCATATACAGCATAATATTTAGACATCATCCTCATCTTCCTCGTAAGACTCATCTTCAAGAAGTCCTAATGCATATTGATTATCAATAGCTTCTTCAAACACCGCCTTACTTTTGTCAAATTTGAAATTAATACCTTTTGACTCATCTTCCATATTTACACCATTACGATTTTCCTTAACAAATATGTACATGTTTCCGCCAACATCAATTCCTAAATCATCTGCAATCTGCTCTTTTGACTTCTTTACAAAATAACAAATGGTTGAAGCGTATTGTTTAATCTGGTTACTTCCCCAAATTCTCAATCCACCTTCGGCTTTTGAATAGTCTGAGGTCTGAGCCATAGCAACTACAGCAAGTTCTAACTCTCCAGCAACTTGATTTTTAAGGAAGTTTGTAAGGTTAGCTAATTCAGTATTTTCTTTCTTCTTTTCACTAACATTTTCAACTTTCAAGTAATCCCAAACGACCATCTTCAAGTTAGCTTGTTTCTTCAATCGTTTGATTTCGTTATACACATCATTTTGTGACCAACCAGCAGTGTACTGATGATAAATCGGGCACTCTGATATCATATCCAATGTTTCATTGTACTTTTTAACCGCCCATTCATATTTCTTGTAATGACCTTTTTTGATAAAGTTAAAGTTTACATTCATGATTTTAGCAGCTAGTCTTGAAGTGAATGTTTCATCTGTCAACTCAGTATCAACGACTAACATCGGTATCTTGTTTACGACTGAAAGGTTATAGATCATATCAACAACCCACTGTGATTTTCCGAATTTAGCTGGTGCTGAATAGATTACCAATTCTCCAACTTCATATGTAAAGAACTTATCTAGTGTTTGATATCCTGTAGGAAAACCACTAAATTCTGTAGTTGTATATCTATCAAGTTTCTTACGTATCTTGTCCATTCTATCTCCAAGTTTTACTATCTTGTTTCCAGCTGTAAAATCACTTCTAACATCCATTAATTGACCTTCTAAGGTGTCATACAGCTCTTTTACGGTCATTTCTTTCTCAGTATCAAGAGTTGTTTGGGCATACAGTAAAACATCTCTTAAACGGTCTTTAAAGGCGCATTTGATAACGTTATTTACATGAGGTTTCAAGTCATCATATGTGTAATCCTCACCTAATTCTTGAAGTTTATCTAGGTATTCTATACCGTCATTTTGCTCTAACATTTTATTGTAATCAGCATTTGACGATACAAAGGCAAAGATGTCTGCAATTGAAATGCTTTCGGCTCCACCTTTGTATAAGATGTTAATAACTGTATACAGCATTTTGTCTAACTTATTACTAAAGTATCCAACTTTTAAATCTTTCAACTCCAACAACAAGCTGACATCATTTATCAAAGCACCAATGATGATATCTTCTGAAAGTGATGATGTATATAAGCGCATTATTCAAAGTCCTTTACTGTCATTTTCCATGGACAGTGGAAGAAAACAATATATTTTCCTTTACAACACGTTACATGAAAATCTGTTATAACTCCTTTGTTCTTATTCCTGAATTCTATAAAGTTATCAATCTGTTTATTGTTTAGTTTCAGTTTGTGGTACATCTAAACCTGTTTCCTCCCGTAATTCCTGATATGCTCTAGCTTGATTATCAATAACGTTATCAACCATTTTCATTACTTCCAAGAATGTATCTTCAAGGTCTTTTGAGTTGTCAATTACATAATCAAACTTTGACAAATCAGGTGTTGTCGCAATTTGTTCTGATTCATGTTTAGCTACATCTCCCCTTAAACCATGTTTATTTTTATTATCAATATATACGTTAACGATTGATAGATAATGGTTATATGGTTCAGGTCGCATTTCGTTTTCAAAACGTGCATCAGTTACAATAAAATATTTAGTGTTACTCATCATAGATACAATTAAATCCCAAACTACATGAACAAAGTAATCTTCGTTATTCTGTCTAATAACATCTCCAACGTTTTGTAGAATTGCTCTGTCTTTGTCCTTATCTCTATATCCATAGTTACGCACGCAGATATCTTTTAAAACATCTGCATACGCAAGCTGAATAGATGAACTTTCATATTTGCTTTTTAACAGTTGTTGAATCATGACTGCAACTGTATCTTTACCTGACTGTGCTTTTCCAGTTAATACAAATACTACATTTCTAAGCATCAGGGAACCTCTCTGGATCATAACCTTCTAATACGACATAGTCTGATGCGCATGAATCTAAATAGCACATAAGCTCTTTGTTTAGTACTTTAGCCTTACAACTATTGTAAAAATCTTCTCCCCTTACTACTTCCAACTTAGTACCTACTTCTAAAACATTTCCACGACGACGAGTACATCCAAATTTTCTATTAGTTAGCATAATATATTCCCCTGCTTTAGCAAATCTAATAGCAGCTCTGTAGACAAACTCAACATCTTCTTTGTAAACTGTAACATCACCTTTAAATCCATCTTCAATCTCAATTTCAACAACTACTGTATCATCTTCGACTTCCTTTATATGTCCGTAATATCCACTACAAATGTTTACCTTTACTCTGTCATTAGGTTGTAGAACAAATTCTTTACTTTGTTCTTCGTTTTCCTCTTCAACTAGAACTTTTTCAGTGTCATTAAGACCTAATCCAAATAATCTCGCAAACGCATAACTTGCACCTGTTTTAAAGTCAAACTCATCTGATGAATTTAATCTTGCGGTTCCTTCCTTAACTACTTCACCATGTTCGATTAGTTTTGCAATAGTATTTTTTCCATCTGTTGTGATTTCAACTTTTGGAAATTCTTCTTCCCATTCAATATCACTACATCTAACAAATTCCACATCATCTTGAAAGGCGTATATTTCTATTGTTGGAATATATAACACACCTATTCTAATTCCTGACCAATTTCGACCATACATAAGATACTTTAAATCTTCCTTAGGTTCAAACTTATCATAATCCAAAAAATCTCCACTAGCCCATCTAAACCCATTTTTATCTAATTTTTTAAATATTTTTTCATTTATTTCATCATTTTCCATTCTTAATACTATTTTTTCTTTTCTAAAAAATTCGATAAATTCTTTTTCTGTCACTTATTTTCCTTTCCGTATATAGACTTCATGCCATTGTACACCATACTGTTCACTCTCAGCTTCCGAGCCATAGAACAAGTCAATGATGTTTCCTTTAATCGCTCCACCTGTATCTTCTGCAATGTATACTTGTCCATCAAATTTAACCTCAGAACCAAGCGGAATGATATTTGGATCTACAGCAATCGTTCTTCCTTTTTGTGGAACCGTTCCACTGAACGTTAGTCCACCACAACCAACACAATCTGAACCATAAGCAGTAATCTTGAATGTTCCTAAAATTACCCATTCTTCTACCTTTTTCTTAGGCTTTACTTGCTTTTTAGTTTCTTTTTTAATTGGTTGTTTTATGATTTTCATTACTTTACTACGAAAATCATCCTTTTCCTTTGCAATAAATGGTTTCTTTTCAATCGCCTTTGTGAATTTTCTTTTATCAGGCATAATACTCATAGAAAACATCATGCAAACCGCTAATATAATTTTCGTTAATTTGATACAATCACCTCAATCTGTAATATTCACATGTTTTTACAGGAACACATTTCCCGTCAATATACATATTTTCAATAATCTTGTATCTATATGCAAATTGTAACCAGTGCTTATTTCCATCAATCATGATTGGTTTCCATAAGAACACTTTACTTTTTTCTACCATTCGTCATCTTCCTCTAGCATCTTTGAAAGGTCTACTTGCTTATTGTCATGAAATGTTGCTTTATATTCAATTTCAAATGCAAGTTTATTTTCTTTTTCTTCCCTCTGTTTCTTGCGTTCAATGATATCCTGAATACGATTTTCGACTGAACCAAAGCCCCAGAAACCACCTTGTGTATCAATACATTCATTAAGTGCATAAATCATGTCACTGTATGAATATCCTTGTTCCTTAAGTTTCTTGATACGAGGTGTAAGTGCTTTAAAGTTCAATCTAACATTAGGATTTTCCTGATAGAAACCTTTTGGACATTCATTGCGATATTTGACAATGAGGTCTGTTAGCTTTTTGTAATCTTCCTTTTCTTGTTCAGATAATGTTCTATCAACTTTGCTTTTAGGACACTTTTTGTGACATAGGTTGCCATCGACTAGCAATACATTCTTGCTAGTCCTGACAACTTTTCTACCACATAATGGACAAATATCCATCCTAACCTCTTTCGCACAGAGGTAAATATCCGTGTTCTTTTAACAAGTTGTAAATGAACATTCTACCTTTCTGAGTCCACTTAGTAGTTGTGAATGCGTGTGATACACCACGTCTATCTTCTCTGTATGATGTATCTGATTCTGTATATCCTAAATCAGAATACTGAGAATATAACAACCATTGTTTATTGACCTTGTACTGAACACCTAAATCATGCAATAAATTATTAAAGAACATAGCAGAATATCCATAATCTTTCGCAATCTGTGAGGCTGTTATGCAGTCCTTAGTTTGAAGAATGATTTCACAGTATTCAGCTTTTGGTTGTAGTTCTCCAATTTTCTCATCTTTTGCTTTATTTTCAATTTTTAACTGTTCATTCAGTTCAACTTCATCTGCCAGTTTTCTAAGTGCATCAGGTAATGTCTTTGGCAGTTCAAACATTTCTTTAACTTTAAAGTATGTATCTTCTAAGTTATCAAATTGTTCCCATGCTTTATCAGTATCCAAAATTTTGCAATGGCGATCAGCACCTTTTTCAGTCCAAAGATATAGGATAGATGCAAATTTAATTGAAGGGTCGTTACTATTAGTTACCATCCTTTTAAATTCCTTTAAATCATCGCCTTTTAACACATAATAGTGTTTTCCAGCAACAAAACGTTCTTTATTTCTGTTGAAATTAGTTTTAATATTTGTTTCTGATGTTTCATAAACCTCAGCTAATTGCTGGGTTGTCAATACTCTTTGATTAGAGTATTCAATTACTTGTAATTCTTCCACTACTTAACTCCTTTACCCTCTAACTCACGGTCAATTTGACCCTGAGTCTGTGAATTGCCGACTCTGCTTATCATCAAGATCAACATGTTTTTTCAATGTATTAGATATATCCATATGATATTTGTATTTACCTTTATATCTTTTTCGCATTATGCCTCTCCTTTAAATTCAATGAAATGTGCGAATAATTCATCATTTAATTCATCTAGTGAATAAAATTTACCATATCGAATATCATTATTACTCATAAGAAATCCTTTGTTTACTTCATACACCTTACCTACTGTAAAATTACTATCGCTTGATTTTACACATACAATATCATTACTATATGATTTTTTATAATTAGTATCATTTGCATATGCATATGAAGCAATTAAATCTAGCAGGTCATTACTAATATCGTTCACGTTCTTACTAGAATTTAAAATAAATGATTCTTCCATACAATTGACTTCCATTTCTTTTACTATTTGAAAATTTATATTTAATTCTACTTTCATTCCTTTACCTTTCCTTTATATATAAAGGGTAGAACTTGTCTACCCTATTGATCATCTTCCTACGCCTTATATTTTTCAATAAAGCCCATCAATGCTTCTGCATTGGTTGTATCTTTAATTTTTTCACTGCCTAGGAATTCTTTAACCTTAGCTTTAGCAACATCTAGTCCTTCTGCTGACTTAATTGCCATTCTTACTGTTTTAGCTTCTTCACGTAATGTTTCGATATCAGGCATTGGTTTAGCAACTTCTTCTGATGATGTTACTTCTTCTTCAATTTCATCCTCATTTTCCACTTCTGTCCCAATTTCTTCGCCTTCATCTTCATCTTCGTCATCATCTAAACCAACTTTAACTGGTTCTTTGACTGGAAGTTTATTGTTATCAGCATTTGGGTTGCTTACATCTCCACCATCATCTTGAATTTTCTGAGTTACACGTACACCTTCATTAAATGCTTCAAGGAATTTATCAACCCCTTCTTCAACATCATCAAAGTCAATGTACTCAGGCAATCCATATAATGGAACTTTAAGTTTTAGCATTGGATGACCATGCAACCATAAACGTCTGAATTCGTGTTTTTTACCATCTTCATCTGTTTCATTAACAACTTCCATATACATAATGAAGTCACAATCACCCTGAACTAAGTGTTTAATCTGATTGATTGTATCAGGAACAACCTGATCATACTCATTACCTGTTGCTGTTGTAATCTTTCTTTGTTTATCATGCGATACAAAGTTGACAATCAACCCCATATTACGTAAATCACGAATTTCATCTGTGAATCCTTGTCCAATGACGTTATACTGGTCACCTTTCAATTCATCCCATCCATTTTCATCCATGATATATTTTTTACACATTTTAGCAGCTTCACCAACTGTATCAATGATAGTGCTATCAAATGGTAATGCTTTGCCTTCTTTAATTTGCTTTTTGGTCTGTTTTTTGAACTGAAGGAATTCTTTCCAATTCTTGAATTGAATTACCTTTAACCCAACTACCGACTTAAATCTATCCTCGAAACCACATGTAAATGTTCTTCCTTGACGTTTCATTAAAGAATTCATAAATGTAGTTTTTCCAGATCCATCAGTACCAACTAAATTAATACTGTAGTGGTTGATATTTCCATCAATCGGCTGAACAGCCAATTCCCATAAATTAAAGTTAGACACTTATTATTCGTCGTCCTCGTTACTAGCGAAATCTTTTACAATAAGGTTTTTATCTCCTTGTTTAAGCTTTTTCGCTTCCTTATATAACTGCTGGTCGCATTTTTCAACATCTTCTTGTGATTTTCTAATTATACCGCCATGTACTTGATATTCACGTACACCGTCATTCATATAGTCGCCATATTTGTCTTTCTTACTAAGACTACTAATGATATCTCCTTTAACTTCGATGTAATCACCTTTATTAACATCTTCAAATTTTTCCAACATTTTCTCGCCACGAACGTATACAGTTTTATATTGAACGCCTGAAACTTCATCTTGTTTATTTCTATAACTGTAAAATCCGATTTTGATTTTAATGAATTCTAGTTCATCCTCATCATCTTCAACTTTATTTACAGCATCAACAAATCCTGTAATATTGAATGTCGCATAATCATCTTCATCTTCTGATGTATACAAGCCGTTAACCGTATGATTTTCATATAATTCGCCTTTATCATTTACGAATTCATCACAATTACCATAAATGTATACTTTAACATTTCTTGACTTGTTGTTATTGTTCTTGTCTAAGAAAAAGCTTTCTAATGCTCCAAGCGTTGTATCTTCCTTATTAATTTTTAAATTTTTTCGATCATACAGAACACCTCTTATATAGCTTTCTGTACCGTTGTCTAAAACTCTAAAGATCATATCCGCTTTCTTCTTTTTCGTTTGTTTTGTTTCTCCCGGTTTGAAATTTGTTACGATTCCTTTGATTGTAATTCTGTTTTCAGTTTTTAACACTAATTTTACCTTTCCGTTACCTGAATCTTGTTTAATGTTGTCTTAAATTCCTCAAAGTCTTGCGCAAGTTGCTCCATTACCTTTAAATCTTCTTCACTGTTCTTATCCACTTTGTCGGATATATCTGTCGCAACTCTAGCAAGCTTTAGTGCCAATTGCTGGCTTAATTCGCCTGTTTCATACATCACCTCCAATACAGTTAATTCATCTTCGATAATTCTTTTGACGTTATCACTACACATGTTACTTTCTCCTTCTTGTTTAGTTGTATAAAGTTCGAGCATTATAAATCATAAGGTGTTAGTCACACCTTTGCTTTATATACTCATTTAAAGATATTAAATTATAATAACTCCCACCAATATTCCTATAAACATTGTTTGGCGTATCATATTTAAGTAACTCTGCCTTCTTTGAGTTTCTAATATCTTCAAGTGTGAACATCGTAAGGCATTTACTTTGAAGTTCTTTTTTCAGAGTTGTTATGATGCTCACTGGACTTAATTTTGTTGACACTCTACTTTGGAAAAAGTATCCTTCACGTTCTCTTTTTTCTTTTCCTCGTATTTCTCTACGTTTATTCCAAGTTTTTATTTTATTACATAATTCAATATCATAATTTTTCATATATTTATATAGATCATAGGACATTGTCTTTCCCAAACACTTTTTGTTTAAAAAATCAATGTCATCAGTTTTTAAATTTAATACATCATCTACTTTAAATAAATATTCATATACAAGCAGAATATAACATGCAATTGAAACATCAACTTCTGAAGCTATATCCAATATTTCATTCTTAGAAAGTATTGTAAATTCATCTTTTCCTTGATCGAGTCGAACTTCTTTTAATGTGTATTTTAGAGTTCCAAGCCCTTTTTCCTCTAAATACATCTTGAATTTCTCTAAAGAGTATTGTTTCAAATATAGAGTTGCTGAACTATCTTCATTTTTACTTTCTTGTAAGAATATTTCGCAATCACTTTTACTAGGTACTATGAAATCTTCACTTGTAATTAACTTTGATATGTTGAATTTATAATTTTTTGCTGTTCTCTCAGAGTTAGTTATGCACACATAATTATAAAAGTCATTCAAAACTTCTTTGGTTTTCATTTTAGTTCCTCCATATTTGTAAAATTAATAGCTGTTTAGTTGTATAAACTTCGAGCATTAATTTATGACTGAATTATATATCTTAAATCTATAGAAGTCAACGCTTTTAAGGGATATTTTTCCATTTTTTGGAAATTATGCGAAATCTTCTAGTGTTTTCTCGTATTTAGGCTTATAATCGTAATCTTTATAGCTACAAAGTTTAGGATCAGTAATTCTACTTATCGTCTTTTCGTTGTAGTTTGTATTTAAAGCGTCAATAAATTTTTGAAGATATGAAACTTTAGCCTTGTAAAATCTACGCTCATCTCTAATTTTTTTTAAATCCCATGCAATCGGTATTAATTCCTTTGCTGTAGAAACTTTTTCCATTTCATGAAGTAACTTCTGTTGTTCAATATTACATTGTCCAACAGCCTTGTATGCCTCATTATATTCATCTTTCGCATCCTTAATCATTAACCCGATCGTCTTTGGATAATTGTTAAATGTAAATCTACCGCATTTCTCCTGTATCATTGTTGTTCTCCTGTTCTTCCATTCTGCTTATTCGTGATGATAGAATAACGCTAGCACATATTCCAACCATTCCTAACACCACTAAACATGAGATAGCAAAATGCCACTATAACTATAAACAATTTCATTGGCATTCATTCTCCATAAAATACTTTTCAAAACATTCCTCGCATTTATGACAGCATTTATCATCCCAATTAGGAGGACATTCTTTTTCGTATCTTGCTAATCTTGCGAACATCTTCTTGTATTTCTCATGTGCAGCACGTTGTTCTTCATACATTTCCTGTTTGACCTTATTTACACGCTTTAATTCCTGTATCTCTGCTAATAAACGCTCACGATCTTCAAGGATATCAGTAATTCCACTCATTTATTCTTCTCCTATATTTTTCTTTATAAAGTATAAAATTCTTTTTGCACTTTCTACTTCTAAGTAGATATCAGAATGTCCATAGTTTATTGCATCTTTTATTAGGACTTCTAACTCTCTCACACTGTCTTTTGCAGACTGTTCATCTACATCATCTGGTTCCATGTCATCATCACTCCAATCCAACGCTTGACCACAATCATCACAAAATTTTTTTGGAAATCCTATAGAAGTAATCGGAAAGAACAACTTCTTACAATTAGGACACGAATATTGTCCATTCCATATTTCAATTCTTTTTGGTTTGGATTTATCTACTAATTCTTGTAACGTGTCAATATCTTCTTGATGTTTATAAACTATTGGTTCTTCAAAATTTTCAGCCATTTGCAACTGTGCGCTAGACCAAGCATCTGTTGGTTCTTTTAAATTATCTAATGCTTCTTGGTATTCATTCATATTTATCACTCCTTAGGTAATTCAGCACGAACACCGTCTTTGCTTTCATGGATAATAAATTTTCCATCTCCTGTAAATTGAATACCTGATTTATCTTGTTGTACGATGTACACTTCTGGTTTTTCATCTGCATGCATTGGTCTATATGTACACCAAATCATTTCATCATCTTGAATGTTGTAATTAATAAATTTATATCCATCTGGAATATTAATATCTTTTGTTCCACCATATTGTGTTACAATACCATTGCTTCCACATCCACACAAAAGTGTAGCTAATATTCCAATCATTAATACTTTTTTCATTGCTTCTCACTCCTCTCTATAACCTTTCAAAATCAACTAAACAACCATTTTCATCTGTGTTAAAATCACTCAAAGCAAAGAATGTGCCTTCTACATTTACACCTAAAATTGGTTGCGTATCATAAAACTTCTCAACTTTGTATATCTTACATTCTTCAATATCATTTACACATTTGATTTTACTTCCAGCGATAATTCGCTTTCCTAGACGGTCTTTCATCAATATTGTTCCTCTACGGCATTTAACTTTTTACCTCTAAATCTTTTGTTTAAATCTACTACAGCATCTGCAAATCTGCCTTTATAGATATAAGTACCCATATAAACACAAACTTGTTCAATTATACCTTCTTGATTAATATAAACATAACCTCTTGTGGCGCATAGATATTTAATCAGCATAATACATCCATCTTCATTGTCTTCTGCTTTCACTAAATAATGTTCACCAAAATACTTATTACTTTTGTCATTAACCAATGTATCCAGATATTCGGTAAATTCACACTTATATGCTCTCATGTGTTTCACTTCTCCATTCTTCAAACTCAACGCACTTCAAGCGTTGATTTACTAAATTCATTGATGATATAGCTTCATAAACCTTATCTCCAACACAAAGATCAATATAAGTTGCATATGTACCATGGCAAGAACAACCCCATCTCTTAATAGGAACTTTCAGCCTGAACACATCCCCAACCTTTAAATCCTTAAATCCTTTGCTTGTTGTTTTCTTTAGTATCTTTTTAACCACATAATACGGTGTATATGCATAAATTACATCATTTTCCATTGTTTCTTTCCTCTACCAATCTGCACATTTCCTCAATATCTTCACGTTTATTGCAATAAACATCAATATAATGGTCTTCTACATGAATTCTTGTGTGCCACATAAATATTTGTAACTCAGCAAAAGTTGCCATGTTAATTTTTTGCATTGCAATCACCACCGTTCTTATTAAACTGCTCTTTATTCAGTTTTCGTTGCTTTTGTTTGTATTTACAATTACCACCTATACAAACTCTGTGAGTACATGTATTGCAAGCTACTTCATAATGTCCACACGTTGGGCATTTTTCTATCATGTGTGTCATCTCGTGGTAATCACCACAATATGTACAGAGTTCGTCTGATGGTTCTAATAACGGTTCGATTTCAATGTCTTTTCTCATTTAAGTTTCCTCCTTGATTACGTACCTTTTTATGTTGTATCCACTTTTCTTGTTCTTAATATCCTTGTACTGGATATCGTAATATGCCTTACACTGGCTAACTAAGTAAAGCGGTAGCTCAACACCAAATTTATAAACAATCTTCCCTTTGATATCGCTCAAAGTTGCGTTTTCAATGCATAATCCTTCAATTCCTAAATTATGCAAATACTTGATCAATGTCTTATCACACCCTACTAATACAACGTTGTTAGTTTCAAGGTAATAACTAGCAGCATATGTGAGTTCATAGAGTGCATTCTTCTTTGTATCACGCTCAATATTAAATCTAAGGAATGAATCTTGTGTAATTGCAACGTAAACGTCAACTCCATCAGCATAAGCCTTCTTTGCATGCGCACGATTTACAACTGTCAAATTCAAATTTTGAGGTAATCTTTCTACTAATTCCATAAAAACACACTCCTTTCCCTCATAAAATTTGTTAATTTTATACCCATTTTAGGGGTGAAAAAAGTACGTTTCGGCTATTTAAAGGCTTCTGCGTACTTGTTCAAAATTCTATTTAATTTCATTTCTTGTTGATTTAAACCTTCTTTATAATTACCATACGACATTTCACGGTATAATGATGCTTTCCATTCATAATATATTGTATCAATAGATATAATTAGATAAGCTAAGCAATGCAGATTATCAGCAAACTTATTATATATATAATTATATACGTAATTTTTACCTTTGAATTCTTCAACAACTGCAATAATTGCTTGATTTTCAATTAAATATAGACCTGAATTTCCCTCTACACAAGTTGAATCATCACTCTTGACCAATAACAATTCATAAAATGAAAGTTTAGCTAACTTTTTATATTGTTCCGCTGTAATTTCTAAATCTTTGTCTAAATCTTCAAAATCTAAGTCTAAATCAATCTTATTCATCATAAGCTCCTTCCACTGTTATAACAATTCTGTTACATCCTGATAAATACTGAAATTCAATTTCATCAACTTCACTAGTTGCCAATGCTCTTATAATATCATTAAAATCAGGTAATGCTTTTATATTTCCAATATCATTCATTTCATCAGAGGAAACAATATAAAGTCCATGTGCCAACTCATATAAATTAAATTGTTCATGTCCTTCATAATTCCAGCCTACTCCATTTTTACTAAAGTATTTAACATCATATCTCGTTGCCATTTTAATCCTCCTTGGCATCAATTCCTGTAATCATTTTGAATTTATCTTCATCAAAATTAGGAATATTTCTTATAATATCTTTTTCATGTTGTGTTAATGATTTCCACCATTCTTTTGTCGCATTAGATGTATCAAAAACTTTTAAATAACCGTAAGTCGTTTTATAACTAGAATAACGTTCTTTTTCTTCATCAGTCATATCAAAATCATATACCCAATCAACTTTAAAATCTTTAATACGTAATAATATACGATAAGCTTCTGACCTACGCCATTGTTCAAATGTAATATCAGTATCTTTGTCAAAGAATTTTAACTTTTGATTAATTGTATTAAAACAACCAGAACAGAAAGAAGCTATATTCCAATCTCCACTATTTTCATACCCTATATTGTGGTGTCCACTATTGTAATTTCCAGTGTTGTAATCTCCAGTGTTTCGACATCCTTTGTTGTAATTTCCAGTGTTGTAATCTCCAGTGTTGTGACCACCACTATTGTAGTGCCCGATATTACAATTCCAAGTGTTACGGTAACCTCTATTGCGAATTCCTGTATTCCAAAAACCTCTATTTTGATTTCCTGTATTATAATCACCACTATTGTAGTCACCAACATTTTTATTACCGCTATTGTAATTACCAGTGTTATTGTCGCCGCTATTTTCATCACCAACGTTTCTATCGCCACTATTCCAATTTCCAATATTTTCATTTCCACTATTACGCCTACCAATATTTTTAAAACCTGTATTTAAATGCCCCATATTAACAAGTTCAAGAACTTCATGCCACGATAATTCACGATCAATTCTGATTTTATTTGTTGCACATTTTGAATCTTCTCCATCGCAATCAACATCACCAAGTGCGGTTACTTCTGCTACTTTATTTTCAGGATCAAAAGGATAATAATTAAAACAATCTAGCACATTCTTACAAAAATGAAATCCATCGCTGCAACATTGTGGATTTACTTTTTCTTTAAATGTTCTTCCCACTTCGTACTGAAACCCTCTACACGTCCAATCATGGTTAAAAACTTTATAACCTTTAACTTTCTTTCTCATACCAATCCTCCTAAATACTCTCTAAATTATCTTTCATATCTTCCTCAAATTGCTCTGATTCTACATATGTTTGATATTCACTTATCCTATCCATAACTCTTTTTAATTCATAGTCTTCAAGTTTTCTTTTTACAATTTCTAATTTTTCTTCATCCTTAATAGATTGTAAAAATACGATGTATAGGTCTGTTAATAAGTGATACACATGCTGTTCTTTAAAGTTGCGCAATAACACATCAAATTGGGAATTGTTATTAATATATGAATTAATATATGCTTCTCTGATATCATCATTCGTGACACCTTCGCTATCTAAGAATTCATTAGCAATACGATATAATTTCTCATTTTCAATATCTTCCTGTTCCAATAAATTGGCATAACCATCAACATAGCATATTGAATAAATTTGCTCATAGTATCCAATCAATCTAAAAATGGTTCCATTTATTTTTTTAATAAGCATATCAATCCTATCGTGATTAATTGAATAAGAAACAGTGCCGTCTATTTCTTTGCCACTATACTTGTTTTTAAGTTTGATACGAAATTGAATTACGCTGTCAATTGTATCAATTAAATTCATGTTCAATGTTATTACATAATCGTCATAATCAAATAAAGTCCATACCTTACTCCATAACTTTGGGTTTAAGTAGTTCTTAATGATAAAGCTATAATCCATTTCATATACTTTTATTACAGGTACCATTTTCTTCCTCCTACGCTTTCGCAATTAAAGTCTGAATGTACTCCAAACCTTTTGGTGTTACCATTGTTTCCTTAAACTTCTCAATCGTTCCGTTGTTATCATATGTACGTTCTGTCACTGTAAGGAAACCATCAGTCTTAGCTTTCTTCAATGGTAATCTCCAACCTGATTTTGTAGACCTTGTCAATTTACCACGTTCCATGATATCCCACATCTTTTCCAAGTTAGCAATCTTGTATCCATTGCTCACAAGGTAGTTATAGGCTTCCTCGACGGTCAAAGCATCATCGTCTACAGGTATTTCAGCCAACTGTTCTTCTTGCTTGTCAAGACGTTCTACGAGCTTGTTGACGATAGCTGTAAGGTTGTTTACAGTGTCTTGCATGACTTTAAAGCTATCAGCCAATGACATAACGATCGTTGCAAGCTGTTGAGTATTTAATGCTGTTTCCTTTGCCTTATTTTCCACAGCTACAAAATAATTTCTTGCCTCTTCGCCTTTTTCATTTTTAGCTGTCATAGATAGTTTTTTTGCAAAATCAGATGTTAGCTTATAGTCCTCTGCAAAATTACCTCTACCTTCACTCGTCATGTGGTACGAGTGAAAATCTTCACCTTCTACAGCAAATTCATTTTCGGTGATATTTCTTTTTACCCATTTGGAATAATTGCTAGAATTTAATTCCAAAAACTCATACAGCTTTCTCGCTGTTGTCATTCCATTTTCGTCTACACCTAATGCAATCTCAATCGGTGTTTTGTCTGTTGTTTCAATAATGTTATCCATCGTTATTCCTTTCCTTTACTATGCTCCTTTACTATGCTCCTTGTATCGTGAGCAGCATTGACATAGTTTTTAGATATCTATATACTTAAGTTAGCCTCGTTTCAAACTGTGATGGTAAAATTACCATGTTGAACACCGTTTCAATAGCAGTAATTATGAAAGGAGGCTAGATGGCGAATAAACCATCTAAAGAAGGCACTGGACTGGAAATCAGTTTTGGGAAATGGTTCTCTTTGTGCCTAAGTGAAGACACCATTGTCAAACTGATAGTCACTTTTTTAACAGCTTTTGGCTTGTTAAAATAACAGTGCCTTTTCTTAAACTTTTATATATGATATACTTAATTTGTCCTTACCTTTCCGTTACTAAAGGAAGGAGGATTGCTGATATGACAACACTAAATATCAGCTGGCGTGGATAACCAAAGTACTTTAGAGTGTCTCCAAGCTTTAAAGGAGATACTTGAGATAAGCATTATGGCTTTAACGTTATATTACTTATCAAAAGGGAAATAGGTTATCCATGCCTTTTTCTATGTCAATACCACACATGATACAAGGAACATCTTGTATCTTTTTTATTTAGTTATTTATTTCATCTCTGTTCTTAAATAATACTTAATCAATCTTTCTTCACCGATTTCGTCAATAGCTTTTTTTGCTAATTCCTCGGTGTCAAAGAAAATACCGCCATAATTTCTTGAATTCCAAAAATCAGGTACAATTTTGTTATTATACATGAGTATACAAAAGTTGTTATAATCAAACTTAAACGTTCTCCTACCATATTTCAGCATGATAGCCTCAACTTTTCGGCGTTCATATTCAAATTTAGCTTCTTGTTCTGTTAAGAAAACATTACCCATTTCTCTTGCTTTTTTATCAATTTTATCACCATCCCAAGAATATTTTGAAATATCTCCGCAATCTTCGATAATATAATATACATCTTCATTTTCCAAATCCCATACCGTTTTAGGTTTTGGTTTTATCAATATCTTTTCTAATTCTTTTTCTTTTACTTCATAATCTCCATACTTGTCCATAGCTTCTTTTAGTTTCATATTTTAACCCATCCTTTCTACATCTTTACATTTACGTTCATATTCACGTTTTAAACTTGTCCAATAACGCCTGTTTTGCTTCCTTTATCGTCTTAAAGCAATCAGATTCTTCCAGCATATATGACATACCATAACATCCGTATAAAACTCTATTAAAATCTAATTTTATATCAGTTACATAACCAAACTTTATCTGTTCTTGGTCAATGTAATAAAATCCTTCATTTAATTCAAATTTAGCCTTCATATTTTCCTCCTACACATTAATCGTGTTATTTGATACTTCGGCAAATTGCACATGAATTCCATTTTGCTGTAAATCTTCAACTAGATCCATAACATTAACTTTTCGTTTCCCAGCATTAGCTTGTCTTATCTTTGCGTTGTAAAATTCACGTTGCAATTGCCTGTATTTAATTTCTTCATCATTGAAAGTGACGATACCATAGATGTTCGTTCTATCCATGGTATCTCTCACAACTGCTGTCTTTAACATTTCAAATCATCCTCATCTTTCAAAGGTTTGAGCTTTTTCTTGACGAACTTGTAAATACGTTCGTTTACCTGTTTATAATCCTCTTTATCAGTGCTAACCATAAGTTTTTTAACACATTCATCCATTAACGGTGTATCAACTATCTCAAACAGGCATGAGTGACCACTTCTATCTTTTACATTGAGCTTTTTATCAATGACCTTACACATTTGCATAATTTCATTTTCACACACTAACCTATTTCTTACTACTTTCATTCCAACACCTCCAATGCACCAATCTTGATTTCATAAATCGCTTGCTCATAACCATCTCCGTAGCCAATCTCATAATCAGCGTTGAAGTAATCTTTTTGCCACAAATAAAGGTTGCCTACGAGCGATACAGCTAACAAGCAACCTAATACACATATTAACTTTTTCATATCCTAAACTCCTTATTTCAGCTTAAAAAGTTCATTTATATTCACGTGGTCAATTCCAATATATACAAATTCTGCTGAATTATCATGTGCTTCTTTTAAGCTACATGAGTATGCACACATATCTCCAATATAGCTGTCCGCATTAAATTCCTCATGTTCATCTGCTGTTTCTTTAATATAATCTCTAGCAATTTGGAAATTATCTGTAATTACATTACTCCATTTTGAGCCATCTTTTTCTTTTATATAAACAATATATGCTTCTTGTTTATTTTCAGGTACATTCCACAAGAAACACTCTAGTATGCCACATAACATTGTGAAACCATATAAACTTCCATCTTCATTTTCTTCAAAGTTATCTGCGTATAAATCGCCAGCTTTTCTTTCTAACTCAGTTAACGTTCTATCAAACAAATTAGGATCGAGCGCTAATTTATCTGCAAAATCCTCAGTATAAATAGCTGGGCAATAGTACTCGCTATCATTTACCATTTCTATCCATTCTTGTAATAATGGGCTACATGTACTGATATTAGGCTTATTTGTTAACTCACGATAATAGCAATCTTGGTTCAAGATATCTTCAATCAGCTGTTTATCAACTTCATCATTTTCGTTATATATTTCGCCAGACACGAATACATGACCTTCTTTGTTGTTAACCCAATATATGATGTCGTATAATTCATATTCATTTTCGCCTTCTGCTATTGTTGTATCAAAACATGCAACAACTTTGACACCATTAAATTCCTTTTCTCTTTCACCGTTTTTAACTTGTTCTAAGTATCTTAATTCTGCTTCATTAACTTCTATTGACATATCATTTTCCTCCTGTCATTTCTTGCACAACTTCACACATTCTCAAATATAAAAGTTCTCTTAAATCATTATCATTTTTGAGATGTACAAATTCTTCTTTAGTTATCGTATCATCACAATCAATACTTTCAAAAGTATTATTATTAGGATTATAACGATAATAGTTTATAAATAATTCAAAATAATCATTTGTTTCAACTAAGACTAATTCTTGCGCAATATCACGTTTACTTAACGTCATTAGTACATCACTTTCTAAATCTCTAATACTAGTTCTACCGTTAATTACATTAGATACATCTTTTATAATTTTATTTGACATGGTTTAGTCCTCACTTTATCTCTTGAATGTTTGCATATAATCTGTTAAAATGAAGGCAGGAAGTATTACTACAACCTGCCTAAGTAATTAGCGGTCAATCCACTTTTTAGGGAAATAGACAGCTATGTTAGGAGCATTGAGCACCACCATAAACAGCACTAAGCCGATGATAAGTGCTGGGTAACTCAATGTGCAACAAAACGTGTAATTTAGTGCCATGCTTGCAAGGAATAGCGCTGCAAATACACGTTTTTTTGGTGTATAACGATACATACTATCATCCTCCTTTTCGTATCGTTTGAGGTGTTGGCAGATGTTTTACTGCCCCCGTTGACACCTCATGTAATCTATGAATGGTTTTATTAAAGGGTGCCTTTTACAGCACCCTGTGTTTTTTATTCTACAATGCGCCAGTCGGCATAATGCCCATTTGCGCCATAATCAATAGGATTGTCATTTAGATCCAAACCTTCATTCGTGCCATACCAATTACGAACGTACAATTCTTGACCAGTTTGTGTATCAAAGATGACAATACTTTGTTCAGTATAACATGCGTTCTTGTCTGCTAATTCCATTGCTTCCTCGATTGTGTCGGCATATAGATTACCAGTACCTGTTCTAAAATCTACCATATAGTTTTTCATATTATTTACACCCTTTCCATTCTTCAAATGTAATTTCTGTAATACGTCCTATTCTCCTTGTTTTGTCAGTAAACTTAAGTGTTACATATTCCCTTAACTCTTTAATTGACATTTCAACCTCATCTTCGTCAAATGTAAAGTCAATATGTGCCCATTCTGGGAATAGTTGCTCTATACTTTCAATAGTTGCACGTTCGTCATAAAAGAAACATTTGTTCATTAATTCTTTTAAGATAAGTACATTTATCTTGTTACGTTCTTTGATAAATTCGTTCCACAACACGTCAATTCTGTTTAATTCAATCATTGTCCATCCCTCAACTTTCTATACGTGCTCGACAAAATTTCAATATCAGTTATAAAAATAAACTATATTGTTATCATTATCTGTGCCCTTTGTTGGTAGTACATAAATATCAAAGTCCAAAAAAGGTATAGTAAAATTTCGTTCGTTTGCTTTTTCCGTTGAGCATGAGAATACATAGTCATTAACGCAACAATTATCCCAATGCAATTCACTTTTCTCAATAAACACTTCATTATCGCCTACAAAGTTCCTTATTTCTTCTTGTAATTGGTCTTCACTAAATCTTTTATATACTAATGATTCTAAAAACTGTTCAAAGTCAACTTCTGTAATATGTTTCATTCTATTCTTCCTCGCTTTCTAATCTTCCAATCGTTCCCCATTCTTCACAAGTATCCATAACATAACAGCCTTTTGTATAAAATCTATATATTATCTCTCTCATGCATTTGGGGTTATTTATAATCTCAAATTGATTGTTTACGTATACCTCAAATTTATTTTGCGAATTATTACTAAGTATTAGTAACATACCGTCATCATAAATATACAGTTCTGCCAACCGAAACCAGCGCATAGAAGCTTCTACACCTCTATCTAAAACTCTGTTTAATGTAGCAAGTTTTCTTTTATTGCCTTTGACCTGTTCTAGTATTCTTTGTGTGATTTTACGTGCTGTTCTATTGCTTGCCTTGGAATACGCACTAAGCATGTTGTTATAATCCTCGTACTCATCTTTATGTTTATTTTCTGATTTCATCATCTCAAATAAATGGTTCTCAGCTTTGACACTGTTTTTTAGAATTTCCAGTAATTTTACATTATCATCCATTTTGATTACCTCTTTTCTTGGCGTTATGCTAATCAAAAGGTACCCTACTAAGGTACCTTGTTAACTAATTATTGCTTTTACATATACTATATCGTCTTTACAAGTTGCTTCCATGCATATAATGCGCCAAGCTAGTGTACCCGCTATGACATCCTTAATCTGTATTGTATCGCCATGGACAAGTACATTACCTTGTGCATCCATTACAACTAAACGACCATATATCATGCAATCTAATAGATGATAAAGAGTAAGATGTTGACGAAACATTTCACGATTTATGAAGTCAATAATGATATTGTTGACATAACAACACAATCCTTCTTCACTTTCACAATAATATACTTTTCCACCGTCAAAGTAATCATGTGTTATAGCAAACATTGATAGATTGTTGTATTCCAAATAATCAATTAACATAAAAGGATCAGTTGTATTTATTAGCTCAACGCATTCTAAATTACGTGTTACTGCCTCAATTTTGTGTACACCGTCTTTATAGTTGTATCGCACATCAACGTATTGCTCAAACTCTTGTTTTGTCATGTTAGTTGCCCTCGCTTTCTCTTAAATCATTGTATAATTGCAATAAAGCATTTTTACACCATTCCATATCTTCATATACGTCTTTCATATCATATGGTGCTCCATTTTTGCCATGCCCTGTATCGTCAAGCCATAAATAAGTTTCATAGCTTACATCCCAATCTTGATAAGTTATATAAATACTTTCAATGAAATCATCAATGTCATCAGTTTTACATAATGTTATACTAAAATCTTGTCCTGCTGGACTAAATTGAGATAATAAATAATTTTCTCTTTCATCAGTAATTGTCCACCCTAATTCTTCGATTTTATCTAAAACTTCTTGTATTGTTTTCACATTCAACACATCCTTCTTTTTTTTATTTTAATTTTCTTCACTTTCTGTATATTCATTTTCGATGAAATTTAACGCTTGTTCCAGTGTTTCAAACCTTTGAAAATCGTCTACCGTTCTTATTTTCAATGTATTTTCATCAAAGTGCCTAACTGTATACTTTCTTTCCATGCTATCAAAGGTATCCTCACTAGTTACAAATAAGTTACCTTCCATTAATTCGGTTTCGATTTTTGTTCCCCAGTATTCCATAGTATCTTTATCAAAATAGTGCAATCCTTTTTCTTTGCACATTCTGATTACATCTTTCATTCTTAGCATGTTAATTATCCTCGCTTTCCTAAAAGTCTTCATAATATTCCACAAGCCAGTCATAGACCTGCTCAGAACCGCATAAAGCCATTAATTTGTTGTAATTTTCTTTGCATCCTACAAATGCTTTAAAACACTCAGATGCTTTTGTATAACCGAAAGCAGCTTGAAACTCATCAATATCATCATTACATTGTTCCCAAGCTACAGCATCACGTACTAAACAACCTAAACAATTATATAGTGTAGGTTTTAAAAAACCGGGATTACATTGATATTCAAATGTGATACTTGTACCTGTATCAGCTCGTAAAATGTTCACAATGTAACGTTTGTGATATTGAGTAAATGTATTGCTTTGGTCTAAACTTTCTTGGTATTTATATTCTAAAACATCTAAAAAACTCATAATTACTTACCACCTTTCTCTATTAATTCCCTATGCTTTTCTAATCTATAAAGACCACAACCATTTTCTCTATATTCTTTTAGTCTTTGCTTTGCTAGTTTAAGTGTGTATTCACTACATTCACATTCCCATTCGGTGCCATAGTTGCCCATGATATCCCAACGGTCAATAGTTTTTCTTTTATACATTTTATTTTCCTCTTTTCCCATAGTAAAGGGTGTACAATTTAGCACACCCTAATTTAGCTATTCTTCTACTTCTACTATTTCATCTTCTTCATCAATTACAACGGTAAAATCGCTTGGCGTAACATTTTCAACACCATTTTCATTATAATACTCAATCTTTCCCATGATGTTTTCTTGTGCAAATTCTAACGCTTCATTTCTTGTTTCATATCCTTCATCAAAGGCTACCATGTTACCGTCTAACCATATTTCATATTTATATGTCATAATGCATAACCTCTTATCTTACTTTCCACAATAACAGCCATTCTATCCACATATTGCCATAAATCATAACGTGTATCAAAATCAATTAATTCTAGTTCATGAGCAAATTCTATTATTCCTTTTGTTTTTTGAATTCTATCATACATAAACCCTAAATTGTTATAATTTTTATAAGCGTAAAATAAAATTTCCAATCTTTCAAGAAATTTAATAACTTGCTCATTTCTAGTGTCAACGTCTACTACAAGTACAGCTTCTTTAAATTGATATTTCATAATGCTTACCTCGACTTTCTTATAACTCATAATATCTTTCTTTATATGCCAGTAACTCGCTACAATAAAATCTACAATTTACATCTTCTGTTTCAAGTATTTCTCTTAATGATGACACTTCATCAGCACCAACAGCATCTTGAATTGCCTTGAACATCTCACTCACAATGATACAACCATCAGTATCCAACTTCATTCCATATTCATTTGTTTGTCCACTGTATTCTGTATCTGTTACGTCATATTCATTGATTAATTCATTGATTGTCTGTTCTACTTGTTCAAATGTCATGTTCTTTTCCTCAACTTTCGTTGTAATTCAAAGGGCAGACCATTCAGCCTACCCTGTTAACCATTCATAATTTACATGAGATATCAACCTCACGCCCTAAAATTAGGGATTATATATTTCATATTGGCAACTTGTACATTGCCAATCAAAACATATTTTGATATAATGATGTCGTACAAAGTACAACACCAACTACACGTAACATCTATGATTACTTGTAAACTCAAGACTAGGTTTTCAATCCTAGCAGGCAGGTGCCTTATAGTTCAATGTCACATGATTCAATTTTCAAATATCTGTACATTACAGCTATTCTCACGCACTTGTACCGTTTCTCAACGTGACGTATGCATGTTTCACAACATTCACACGTGCCCTTTGAATGCTAGTCAATTGGAAATAAACCGTAAAACTTAATGGTTTAAAGCCTCAGTGATTAATCTAGTTTTCTGTAGTTTATAGGTTTTTACAAGACCTAGTAACTTGTGTACTTTTTGTACAATTCAATTTTTGATTTTGTCATAACGGCTAGGGTTACACAACTTAACTTTGTCAGGGTTTGTTTTGTGTTGCCCTTGTCATTTGACACCTATATGATAATCGATAAATGATTACATGTCAACACTTTTTGAGAACTTTTTTTAAAATTTTTTTGCTAATTCTAAAACTATTGATTTTTCTTTCTATATATACGACTAACAAAAAGGGTGTGAAATATATGAGCATTAAGGCAAAAACAAAAGCTTTTATAGCTATGAAAAACATAAATCTTACCAAAATGGCGAACGAAAAAGGTATAGCAAAACAAAATTTGTCTAGGACTTATGGCAGAGATACACTCAAAATAAAAGAGTTGTTGGAATTATGTGCTATTGCTGATTGTAGACTGTCTATTGTTGATAATAGAACTAACCGTGAATTAATAAATTATAACAAGTATGATATAGCGGCAGAAATTATAATGGATATGATTAATGGCAATAACAATGATAGTTTTGTTGATATATATGATAGTTACAATAGCTATAATACAGCCGAGGAGCCAACACAAGAACAGCCCAAAATGAGGAAACCAATATCACGTAAAAAATAGCAACACTCATATGTACCAGTTACCCGTCGGGATTACTCGCAACTGGTACTATTTTTATGGATCAGTCGACCTACTATATATGATATTATGTATGCTTATGATTATATAGGTTTATTTGTGTGATATTATGTGATTATATGATAGATATAGATATAAGGCATGATATGACATAAGATATACTTATTAAGTATGATGAGTGAGAATGGGATGAAGTAACGTGGAATAGGTATATAGCATGAGATACTAGATGATATAGAGTGTGATACTATATTATGAGATGTTCGATGTTAGGACTATATCTAATTAGTATGTTCGATGACAATCGAATGGACTTGGTTCCAATGTGAAGTAAACTTCACAACTATATATACGTGTAAGATATATATTACATGCATAGATAATTAACAAATAAACCATGAATAGCAGATAATCAACTGGTACGATACTACCATATAGATAATATTGATTATGTTCGCCGATTATATAGTTAGGTGGGGGTGGTTTACTATTCAAAGTTATGAAAAAGTCGTGAAAATCGCCCCACCTAGTCAGCTCTAGCAATACACCAATATTCAAAATATGCCTATTTAATAGGCTTTTTTAATGCTCATTCAGATCCCTTGACACCCCTACCTTAATTTTCTTACACACCATTTCCATTACCCAAAAAAACTTTCTCAAAAATTTTCTGGGGGCTATTTTGCAAAGTGTAAAGTGGTTAAAATTGCCTATTTTTGACCTATTTTCGCCCTGTTTTTCTGCCCTATTTTTACACCATAAACATCCAGTTTTATATACCGAAAATCACATGTTTTACAGATGTTGTTTTTACATGTTTTTTACCGTTGTTACACCGTTGTTGTTTATGTAGTAAAATAGATGTTCCACATGTTCATTTACCTATTCAACGTTACTGAATAATATTCTGGTACCTTTTCACGCATATTGTTAGTCATGTCTAATATGTAAAGTGTACTTGTTAATTATATTTAGCTTCGCACAGTGAATATATTTACTGGTATGCTTCCCTCTTACCTCTCACAATTACCTATCCATTTCCATTTGTACCATTCACACACTCGTAAAATCAATTCTAAGGCACCATACGTTCGTTCTGAGCAACTTTAGCATTTGAAACGAGTATTAATTAGGGTAAACCTTAAAACTTCTTAAATCGAGCGTATTAGCCCTTTTACGGTATATCTATCTCTTCCGAGGTATACAATATCCCTTTTAAGGTATCATACGAGCTGTCTGAGAGGTTTTACAGGTTAACATGAGTATCAATTAGGGTATACCCCTTAAAACGCCTAGAATGACCTCTAAAGAGCTTATACGGGTATTGGCACGAATATCAAGACACGACATGGAACCTTTTGGGTTAGGTTTAGGGTTAACAGGTATGGTTTACAGGTATTACATTTAACATTAACCATTTATAGGATTATATAATCAATCATTGTTAACCCAACATATGTTGGATGAGTGAAACGAATACAACAAATGTCATGAATGAGTGAAACGAATGAATGTCATTACAAACCCCATTTGCTCTATTGGTTTATGTGCTAGATCTTGTGATTAGGAATACAATAGCAGGATTGAACGTTAGCCATCAGGGAGAACCTTATTGCGTTTCGACATCAATGTCAAGCCACAGGTCAATGTGTTGTAGCATTCAATAGCGAATATTATTATTCGTCATGAATGTCGATTAATATTTGCCTATCAGACATTCATAATCACATAGGTTAACAGGTTCATATTCTTGTGTTATAGGGTTCATTTACCTGACTTGACTGATAATTTAGTATGAATGAAATAGTATTTATGAATGTAATGAATAAATACTATGTAATGAATACTAAATACTAACTTCTAATTAACTCCTAAAAGAGAAAGAAAATATATATACTACGTATATATACAAAAGAAAGATGAAAAGGGTTCTAATAAGGTTTCTTATGTACGTACATATATGACTGTTTAGATACAAAAAAAGATGCCCATTTCTGGACACCTAATCCTGTTATTTAGATTCTGTGTTATGCGCAATTTTATCTAGCAATTCTATAATTTCTGAAAAGCCTCCTACAATGACAGCTGTGACAAAGCATATGATCATTGCTGCAAGAGCAGAATCTTTGTAAAGAGGATTGCTAAGTATATACCAACAAATTCCAATTACAACTAGCAATGCTGCTACTGCTCTTAGGACAAAAGCCCAGAAATTGTAAACTCCAAAAAATTTCTTTAATTCGTTCATTTTTAATTCTCCCTTCATGCTATACAAAATAATAACACTTATGTCACAAAAAGAAAAGCCCTTACAAGAGAGCCTTACTTTACAAACATATTATACATAATTTTGTCCATATTACATTTTGCTATTTTTGAAGCATGGACATATCTCATTGTTGTAGATCTATTGGCATGCCCCATCAACTTTTGCAATGTATCTTCATCAGTACCATTCTCAATCATTGCTGTAGCAAAAGTGTGTCGCAATGTGTGAGGATGAATCGTTTCATAATCAAGTCCAGCTTTGATTGCAGCATTCTTGACGATTGTATTGATTGTACCCACAGATATTTTTTTACCCTTACTGTCTGGTTGTGTCGTGTGCGATACAAACATATACTCGTTTTTATCTTTCCACGTTAGATTTCTTTTTTCAAGATATTCTGTAAGTTGTACGTACAAGTCTTTATGGATTATTTCAATACGAACCTTGTCTCCTTTTCCCTTTGGTTGGATTACATATGACTCATCACTCTTGAAAATATCCCCAACTTTTAAATCTGTTATCTCAGCACGTCGCATTCCTGTAGTTAGCATTAGAGTGACAATGATTGTGTTACGGAAACCAGCGATACCTTTTGACATTCCAGCACCTAGTATCAGCCTTCTGCCTTCTTCGATGGATAATGCCCTATCCTGACTAAATTCTGAGATTGCGTTCTTGTATCTGTAACATCCTTCGTCTGTTGATATTGGATTATAGTTCATGACACCAACTGATTTACGTGACAAGAACTTGTAAAAACTGTTTAGGGCAGCAAGCTTTGCATTTACTGTAGCACGCTTCATTCCCTTTTTAATTTGTTCTGAACTCCAATCGTTGACAATTTCAGGTGTTACGCTTCTGATATCTTCCAGTGTAATGTCTTTACTGCTTTTCTTGTTGAAGAACTGCAAGATTGACCGTGCATAACTATCTTTGGTTTTATCTGAAAGATTGTTTGTGTACATGTCTGCATAATTAATTTCGTTAGCTTTCCCTACTTGTGTATCGTTTAACATTATCTGTTCCATAAGTTTATATCTCCTTTATTTACATCTTTATTATACCATACAGTCTACATAATATCTATATTATAACAGTAATTAAAAAAGCTTTCACAGTTTTCATAAAAATACTTTCCCATATTTGGAAAACAGGGTTTATAATACAGGTATACAAAGAAAAGCCCATCAAATTAAAAGGAGGTAAATGGTAGAAAAAGTTATTTTTACAACAGCACAGTCTTACAACAATAGCCCTTTAGACGAACTGTTAGCAAACACACCAATCGAAAAGATTGATCTAGCGAAAATGAAATTATTTTTAAATTTATACACAACAAAGGTAAAAACGGACAGGAGATTTATGTATTCCCTTGAAGCTGATCTGATTGATTATGTTACTGTAGCCCTCAGTAATGTCGAAATCACATCACGTGATAGAGAGATTTTAGATTTTTATTTGTGCGGATATACCGAGAAAGAGATTAGCAGAATTTTAAAAGTTAGTATAAACACAGTGAACAAACACCTTAAATCAAGTATAAGAAAAATTATCGAGCAATTGTACAGTGAAGTAGGCGTAGAGGTCAAACATTGAGAGTAAGTGTTACGATCGGAAACGATGAAATCATTTTGGATGCTTCTCTTTCAGTAGAAGAACGTATTCAATTTGTTGATGACCTCATCCAGAAATATGAACCATGGTTGACATATCGCATGCCAATCAATTACAAGGACAAAATGTGTTCAGGATACAAAGTTGAGTCAATCCTTGAACATTTGGCTTCTTACATTTTAAATGCTGTTAAAGTTGATGAAGAATATCCATGGCAAACATTCTATAAAAAACGTCAAAGTATGATAAATGAGTGTAATTTAACAGATTTTGAACAGAAAATGAATAAATTTTAATTGTTTTCGTAAAACGGGGTGAAAAAACGGTTAAAAATCAACTATATATGTGAGAGGTAAATTTTAAAGGAAGGTGTAACTTGAATACAGCGATAAAAGAAGAACACATTGCTTTAATGCAACAAATGTATGATTGTGGCAAGTCATATACAGAAATTGCATTGGAGATACATGCTCGTTTTGGTATCCCTGTCCATAGTGATAGTGTACGATACTATGTAAAGCGAAAGAAACAAAAGAAATTAACTAAATTGGAAAAGTTGCAGAAAGAGAATATCGAAAAAGTTCTCATAATTTCTGACCTACATATCCCATTCCAGCGAGATGATGTCATTGATATCGTTAGAAAATATGCTGATGAGGTAAGTATGATCATTCTCAATGGTGATATACAAGATTGTAAGGCAATCAGTTCATTTGTTGAACTTGGTCGTGGAAAATTGATTGATGAAATGAGTTTTGCACATCAAATGCTGAAATGGATTGATGTATTGACGCCAGATATTCCGAAAATCATAGTCCAAGGCAATCATGAAGTTCGCATGAAGAAATATCTCGCTAACAATCCGAATGAATTAAATAACTTACACACTGATAACATCATGAAAGAAGTTATAGAGGGATTTAAATGTGTTGATCACGAGAAAGGTTTGGTCACATATTACGAGCCACTTAAGAATTATACAGCATTAGACAACTGGTATTATGAATACAAAGGTATGATTTGTTGTCATCCGTTGAGTTTTTCAAAGATTCCAGCAAGGACAGCTTACAATGCAGTAGAATATTTTGTTCGTAATGGATTCAATTTTGATACTTGTATTGTAGCTCATACACATCACTATGGAAGTTGTATGAACTTAGGAAAGTACACGGTCGAAACTGGATGTTTGTGTCAAGAACAGCCATATGCTGCAACTGGCAAACTAAATTATACGCCCCAAGACTATGGCTATCATTTGGCTGTATTCAAAGACGGTGTATACGATATTAACCTCAGTAAGAATTACATACTGAAATAATCAATATGACAGAGATAATCTGTCTTTTTTTTATTTCAAAAAAGGAGGCAAATGGCAACAAAAAGAAAATCGGTTAGGCGTAACCGACCAAGAGATATAACTACAAAAGAAGGGTTGATTAAATATCTTGAAGCTAATCAAGATACTGAATTACCTTTTGTTGAAGAAGCTTGGGAAGCAGCGCTTAAGCAATATGAAGAAAAGAAAGACGTTGAAACGACTGTCAATAAAATTGTCAAAGATGAAGATGGAAACCCTGTAATTTCTTCTTTCAATGTGAATTACAATAAAAACCCTGTAAGTAACTATTTTAAATTAATGGGGTTAAAGGCTTACAAAGCTAAAGCAAAGAAAATTCAACAGAATAAGATTTTAATGACAGACCGCAGAGCAGAAATAGAAGATGTATATTTTAATGAAAATGATGACGATATTGATGATGAAGATGACGATGATGAAGAAGAAAATTCATACTCTTTCAAGAAAAATGACTCAATCATATGTTGGATAGAATCATTTGCAAGTGATTACGAGAAAAAGTATATCAAAAATAGATACATCACTTATATGAGTGAGTATGAAATCAATGAAGGTGTTGGCAAGACCGCACTCAAAGGAATATTAAGTATTGAATTAGCTTTGGATAGAATTGATAGGCTTCGCTCTCAGGGTGAAGATGTTGACTATAAAATGGAGAAAGAGTTGAGAAAATCACTTTTGGACTCATTTGATGCTATGAAATGGCAACCAAAACAACGTAATATGCAAGAGGAAATGGCAGCCAACAAGTTTACAGTGATGATGGATAGAATGGTTAAAGAAGGTGGTTTTAAACCTCCAGAACAAAAGATTGAAAAAGACGAAATTGATAAGCTTATGGATATTATTACTGAATCTAGGGAGAAACAGGAATAATGAACAAAAAAGATAAGCAAAGACGTAAGCGTGAGATATACAATGAAGCTGTTGCTTACTGGAGGAAATATCCAGACGTTTACTGCGAGCAAGTTTTAGGTATCAGAATTAATGTATATCAGAAAGTCATGATGAGGGCTTTTTTCAGATACAAATATATTGCATTTGTAATGGGGCGTGGTGTTGGTAAAAGTTTTATCTGCATACTTTGTCTTGTAATATATGCGTTGCTATATCCTGGTAGTAAGATTGGAATTATAGCGCCAACTTTTAGACAGGCTAAACAATTATTATCTGAAAAGTACAGAGGTGAACTTTGTGAATGGTCACCTTTTCTAAAACAGGAAGAAAGAAAATTTGCGTGTTCTATGCAATCGGCGAGAGTCGATTTTTTTAATGGTTCATTTATTGAGGCATTTCCACTAGGAACAGATGGTGAAAATATCGCCCCTACATTGAGAAATCTTTGTAGTGCATAATTCAAAATCGGTAGATTCCACTGGTAAAGGATAATACCGAGGTAAACAGGAACATCACCTGTCACCGTAACGCATAGGGATTGAGTGTTAAGAGAGCAAAAATATCCCCAAGAGTGAATTATACGATAGATTATAGGTCTATCCTTGGCAGAGTTAATCGCCTGTCAAGCCAAACATATAGATGTGGGTAAAAATATATGCTGGGCTTACACGATAGTAAAGTGTAAGAAGTAGAGGATAAAAAGCCTTTACGGTAACAATTCGGCTAAAATCCGTGGTGCCAGACTTCATGTTGTATTGATAGATGAAGCTGCGTACGTTCCTAGAGAAATCATTCAGACCGTTGTAATGCCTATGTTACTTGTAAAACAGGGATATAAGGTTGGAGAAAAAAATACAGAAGCAAACACAAATAAAATCGTCATGGCTTCAAGTGCTTCATTCAGATCTAATCACTTCTATACCACTTATACTGATTGGACAAAGGAAATGTTCAAAAGAGGAAATGATAAATATTTCACTTTGACATTACCTTGGAAAATTGGTGTGCAAGCTGGATTCATGGAAGAAAGCGACATCATGGAGAAGAAAAAAGAATTGAGCGCTATGCAATTCGCCATGGAATATGAAGGCGTATTCCCTTCTTTGATTGATGGAACTTGGATAAATCCAGAAGATTTAGAAGCTTGTCGTAACCTTACTGATTTCCAATTACATGGAAATAACAAATTTGAATATATCATGTCTGTTGATATTGCTCGTATGAAGGGCGAAGATAACACAATCATAATGGTCTTCAAATTGAAATGGGTAAAAGAACACATAGAACCAGAATTAGTTTATATTCAGTCAATGAATGGTTGTACGTTTGCAGAACAAGCAAAACAGATCAGAGCAGTAAAAAGAAGATATCCTTCAATAATCAGAGCCTATATGGATGCAGTTACCATTGGACAAGGTGTTTTTGATGAATTGGCAAAAGAATTCCTTTGCGAAGAAACAGAAACATACGAAGATCCATGGATTGATATGAATGATGAAGAAGCCATGAAGAATCGTGAATTAACTCATGCTATTCCATTAATTTATGGTATCAAAGCAACGCCAGAAATCAATCACAAATGTGGATATGCAGTCAAGAAATATATTGAAAAGAAATGGTTGCATTTGTACACAAGGAACGCTGGCGAAATCGCTCATGTTAACAAAGATACTGATTATACATATGAAGAAGAATTAGTATTGAATGAAACTAGACAAACGATAGATGAAGTAATCAATATGCAAGCACAGACACTAAATAGTGGTTTTATGAAATTTATCACTCGTGGTAAGCGAAAAGACCGTTGGTCTGCACTAGGATATGGGTTGTATGGCGTTGAAATCATACAAAAGGAAAGAGAAAAGCCAAAGAATGAAAAAGCAATTTTTGGCTTTACAAGGTTAAATTTAAATAGACGAGGAGGTTTTTAGTGTCAAATACAAATAAGACAAAGCCAGTAACCAATCAAATGGTATGCGGTCAAATTGCAAAGTTAGAAGATGAATATTCTACATATTTCAACAAAAACTTTAATGTTGACGGTTCTCCTGATGATATAGAACTGGAAGATATATTTAATGCACCACAAGATCATGTAGATGACATCATCGGATATAGCAAATATTGCTATCGTAAGCATGGAATCATCATGCGTGTAGTCAATATGTACAGAGATTTTGGGTGTACAAAAATGCATTTGCACTATAAAGAAGATGGTGCGGATGCTGAAAAAGCAAAAGAGGTCATAGATACCTATAACAAACGTGTCAACATGTTACATACAATGGGAGAATGTATTTTTGAGATTGCTCAGACAGGCAACCTTGTATTGTATGATAGAAATGGCAAACGTCTTGATATCTACCCTATTGATAGGTGTGAGCCTGTTCCGTTGTTAGTTAGTAATAAACCATTGATTAAATTTAAGATTGAACAAGATTTTGATATGTCTGATTATGATGAAAAGATTAAGAAAAAGATAAATAGTGCTTATCCAAAAGAAGTTCTAAAGGCGCAAAAAGCTGGGAAGGATTTTGCAGTTTTAGACATCGATAATACCTATTTTGCAAAGATTAACTGTTCACAATATGAAACATACGGTCTTAGTGTTATCGTTCCCGCATTTGAAGATTTATCACACAAGAATTTACTTAAGAATGCAGAACGTTCTACAGCTAACGCAGTAATCAATAAAATCTTGTTAATGCAAGTAGGAGATGAAAATAACCCTCCTAATGCGAATTTGATTGCGCAATATCAGAAAATGCTAGAAGGAATGAGTGGATCAATCGGTGTATCAGTTCCATATTATGTCAATATGTCTTTCATCGAACCATCAACGGAAGTTTTTGGTTCTGAGAAATTTGTTGAGATTGACAAGGATATTCTGAATACATTAGGTGTTTCTGTTTCATTGCTACGTGGCGAAGGCGGAGGTTCTTATTCTGATGGACTGATGAACTTTACGAGCCTTTGTAGAAACATTGAAGCAGCAAGAGAGCCTTTGCCTGACATTGTTCATGCATTATATCAGGCAGAATTAAAGCGTAATAGAATAGATCCAAAGTATGCACCAACTGTTGAGTTTGGTGATGTCATTATTGACAAAGAAGCAAAAATGCAGTTATTAATCAGTCTATTTCAGGATGCTAGTCTACCATATGAATTATTGTATGAAGGCTGTGGTATGGACTTTGACCACGTTAAGTTATTGAAGAAACAAGAAAAAGCACAAAAACTTGATGAATTGTTTGAGCCACATGCAATGCCATTCCAAGGTAACCAAGGAGAAGGATCTACTGATGAAGGCGGTGCCCCAAAGAAAACTGATAGCGAACGTAAATCAGACAAGAGTAAATCAAACAACAAGCAAGCAAGACCTGATAAGAAATCAAAATCAGGTGTAAAAACGGGTAAATAAATAAAAATTAAATTATTTTAACAAAAAGGGGTGAAAAAACCCCTTAAATTCAACTATATATATGTAAGATAAAAAATCTCTACACAGAGAGGTGAGAAGTTGAAACAGATAACAGAAATCAATCTTACGCAAAAAGATACTGTTGAGTTAGCTTCTATTACCAATTTTGATCAGATGCACATAAAGTGTTTTGCCACTACGGAGGGTAAGAACCTAAATGGTACTGAATTCCCCCGTAACACTTTATTAGCATCATATAAATCATTAATTGATACGCATGTCTGGATTGTTCCTGACAAGTACGGATTCCCTACTGGTCATGGATTTGATTTTACAAGCGCCGAATTCGATATGGAAAAAAGAAAGAATATCGGTCATATAAAAAACGCATATCCAGTCATCGTAACCAAAGATGAACAAATTGTAGATGTAAGTGAAATGAATATTGAAGATTTCCCAGAGGGAGAGTTAAGAATTGTTGCTGATTTGGCAATAGATAAATTCTACTTTTCTGAAATTGCAGACAATCTTAAATATCTTCACAGCATCAACGATTTGTTTTTTTCTATGGAAGCTTTAACAAAAGGTGTGCAGAAAGAAGATAGGCGAGAATGTAGTGAAATCTCATTTACAGGTCTGGCTATTGTCTCTAATCCAGCCTTTGTTAACTCAAAGTCAATCGAAATTGCACAAAGAAAAGAGGAGGAACACTCATTGGATTTTGAAAAAGAGTACAACGAACTGAAAACTAAATACGATACAGTCGTTGCAGAAAATGAAACATTGAAAAATGCCTCTGCTGGAATTACAGAAGTTGCTACAGAATTAGCTACAGCTAAAACAGAATTGGCAACTGCTAATAAAACTATTGATGAATTAAAAGTCTATAAAGAAAAGTTTGAAACAGCAGAAAAAGAAAAATTAGGGAAAACAAGAGCTGAACAGATGAAGAAACTTGGTAAAGAAATTGAAGCATCTGAATTAGCAGAAAAAACAGACGTTGAATTTGCGCAGTTAGTAATTGAAGCTGCTAGTACATTTAAAGCTAAACCTTTAGAAGATGATGAAGATGACGATGATGAAGTAGAAGTAGCTGGTGTACTAAGTTTTAATCATGGCAATAAAAGTAAATTTGACCAGCTGGATGAATTATTAAAAGATTTTGAGGAGGATAAATAATTAATGTTACAAAAACACCGTAATAAAGCTTCTATCCCTGATGGGTTATATTATCCAGCAGAGGATATGAAGAAGGGTACTGCTGTAATTAGAAAGTTAGATACAGATAAAGGAACATTTGTATTTGCAAAACCTTCTACAGCAGATGAAGCAAAAAGTATTTATGGTTTTATCACTCGTGATATTCGTTATGATGACCATACAAAGAAATACTATGATACTTGTTTAGCTTCAGAACTTGCAACAGCTTATACAAGAGTTTCTGGGGAGTCATGGAAAACCACTGAATTTGTTGAAGATTTAGCTGTTGGAGATTTATGTGCAGTTGGATTTGAATCTAATGATGCTGGTAAAGTTCGTAAAGCTAAAGCTGGTGAAACAGCAACTATGATTGTATTACAAAAGACAGAAGCATTCCAAGGATACGAAGATCCTATGGTAACTGTCCAGTATTTATAGAGGTAAAATAATGAAAAAAAGAACAAAACTGATTAAAAAAGTTGTTAGTGTTGGTGACAAAGTACGCTTAGGAACCATTGACCAGAATGACGAAAAAATCGAAGCAGCAGAAGAAATTTTAAAAGAAATCTTCGAGACAGAAGATGGGCGTACAGAATTAGCTACTGAAATTAAATCTTATATTGAGGATAAATATTACAAATTTAACTTCGCTGATTATGTTTTTGAAAAACGTAGATTTAAAGTAACTGATATTCCAACATTCAAAACGCATAAAAAGGGTATTATTGCATACAAGACAGCACCAGACTCTTATGTACCAAAAAGTGAAAACTATGAAACAGAATTCACAATGAATTTCGTTAACATGGGTGTTCGTCCTACTGCCCAGTTAATAGATTTAAAAACTGGTAGAATTTCTGCATTATCAGAATTAATTAACGATGCTTATGAAGCAATGAACACATTAACAATTAAAGAAAGTCTTGATTGTTTGTCGCAGACTTTTAACGCAACAGTGAATAAAGACAACTTTGTAGAAACTAACACTGTTAATAAAGCAGCTTTAGATAAGATGATTAATCGTGTACGTAAGAAAACGTTAAAACGCCCAACTATCATTGGTAATTATGATTTATTAACTCAGATTGAGGCATTTCCTGAATATAAAGGAATGGAACCTGTATACAATGAAATCAGAAAGGATGGATTGTTAGGCATGTATCGTGGATGTAAATTGGTATATGTACCAGACATCGAGGATCCTGTAACACATAAACCTTTATTCCCAGAAGATAGAATTATGATTGTGTCTGAAAAGGTAGGATTCTTTGCTACACAGGGTGAAATGCAATCTGAACAGGAAAAAGATATCAATGATAACTCATGGAGTTGCCGTATTGACCAGCGTTATGGTTTGCTAGTAACTCATCCTGAAGGATTAGCTGTAATTAAAATTGTACCATCACAGGGCTAAAGGGATATTCCCTTTAGTTCTTTTAAATAAGGAAAGGAAAAACAAACATTGGAAAAGAATATTGTAACAATTAAAAACACTGGAATTACATCATTGATTTTGGATTTAACACCATATTGTTCAAAAATCATAGATTTAGAAGTTGGTAGCATTGCTGGTGTAAAAGTAGAAGAATATGAGTATATGCTTGAAATATTCAAAAGTTTTTTTGAAAAAGGAAAATTATCAGTAATTAAAGCTCCAAAAAATGTTGAAATTATTAAGAATGATTTCAAATATGACGAAAAGAAAATAGATGAAATCGTGCAGATGACTCAGGCAAAATTTAAGACAGAAATTTCTAAAGTTGATGATATTGAAGTATTAAGAATTATTTTAAAACATTCCATAGATGAAGGAAAAACAGAAAAATTCCTTAAAATTATTGAAACTAGAATTGACGAGTTAAAAACAGAAGATGTAGCTATTGCTTCTTCATTTTAGAGGTGCTTATGACTACATTTGATGAAATAGCTTTGAATTTGTCTGTTAAGATACCAGACGATGCAAAAGAAGTCATCAAAAAGGATAACTTACGTATTTATTATGGTTTAACGAGAATGTATACAGTATTAGGTATCAAAGATAAGGATATTCATTATGATGAAGAAACCAACACAGGATATTGTGAACGTGACTTGTCATATGCTGAAATTCATTTAGCTTCCCTGTATGCTTATGAGTCATACTTGGAAATGAAAGAGCTTGAATATACAGAGGATATCATGGGTATCAAAACGATTACATTTGAGATTAAATCATTAGATAAGAAACCTGATGCAATTAATAATATGCTGTATCAATTAAGGCGCTGGATAAGCGAAGATATTAAACGAGCAACTGGTTCTGCCGTTGTCGTTGGAAAGGCTTGGGAGATGAAATCATGACAAAAGACGAATTGTATAAAGAAGCAGTGGATATCCTTCCTCTGTTAGAACTTGTTGTAAAAGACAAAGACCAGTACAAATTGATTCGTAAGCGAATCTTAGATTTAGCTAACGATATCAAACGTAGTGATACAGATGGCATTTAGACCTGAACAAATATCAAAAGCACTTGCTAAGGCTGGTAAGACTTATGATGAGGTAATGCAAACGCCTGAAATAGCCTTTGACATCCGAATAGATGGTGTCATGACTAGAGGGCAAGTCAAGGACAATGAAAGACTGAATACCTCCAAGGAACAGTACACAAAGACACTTACTTGTGGTAAGAAAACAGATGTAAAAAGAGGAAGTTATGTAGAAATACAAAGAAACTCTGGTGACACTGAATTATCGCAAAAAGGTATCGTGATTACTGAACCTAACGAAACCCCTATAGACAAGTATTTTACAGCATTATTATTCAATACAGAGGTTACTAGATATAGATACAAGACAAAATACAATGAAATTGGCGACATCATAGGAAAAGATATAGAGAAACAGGATACAATCCCCTGCTTTGTACAAAAGATTACAAGAAGCGAAAGAATGCTTGATAGTGGCATTGAGCGTGATAGCGTGAATGAATTAACGACACTAAAGAAATGGGATATCAAAGTTGATGATGTTCTACAAATTGGTGAACAAAAGTACAAAGTAAATGATTTCAATGAAATTGATAAGGATGTATGTATCTGCTATATGACATTCTATAGAGCATAATGGCTGAATATCAACTAATGGAGTTCGATGAAGAACTCTTTTTACATGACCTATTGGATGGTCTAGATCATGCTATGATAAACGCAATTCAAGTTGTATTTGGAAGTCATCCTTATTTTGATGGCAATTCAGAAAAAACACAAACAATGAGTGGAATTGAATATGATATCCACTCAACAGATTTCAAGGCATGGATACTTGAATATGGCAAAGGTAAATACCTAGATGAAAGCAATCCATATCTTGATGAATATAAGAATTCTTTATACTGGAATTCAAAACGTGAATCACACGGAAACGCAATCTTATACAGAGGGAATGGTGTGAATTACTCACAGCTTGATTATCAATCTGGTAGTGGAACTTATGAAGCTACTGGTGTTGGAAATCCAGACTTGGAAGTTCCTGACTGGGCGCAAGGTGTTAGACCTTCCCCATTTATTGACAAACTTTTGAAACAAGTTTGGACATTATTCAAGACAGATAGTATTGAGATTATACGGAAAATGGAAGATGCCGCTGACAACTATTTCAGACCTAGTTCTTCTAATACATTAAGGTAGGTGTTCATTATAGTAGACTTTAGAGATATATTCGTAAAAACTTTTGTGGCATTAGCCAACGACAGCGAGCTTATAAAGCTTTTAGATATTGATTTAGCGGAAGTGACAGATAGCAATGAACGCATGGGTAAGATACGAGAGCAAATAAAGGAATCTATAAAACCTAACGACATCTTGAATAACAATAACACACGGTTATGCATACATCCCGAAACTGGTGAATGGCAACCTAGTAGACAGGTAATCAAATACCTTGCTGTAGATGTACATATCACTAATGACCGTGACGAGATTGATAGACGTGCTAATAAGATTGTAAAAAGAATTATCGAAGTGTTGGATACACGTGAACGAAAATTGCATAATTTGAAGCCATTAGAAATTGGACTAATCGGCTTGCAATACAAAAAAGATTCAGCAGAAGAATCACAAAGCAGCGGATGGCAGAAATATTCCGTTGTTTTTGAATATAGATTTTTGAAATTATAGGAGGAAAATTAATGTCAAAATACAGATTTGGAGTATGTGACGTTATCTTACGAGAATTGATTGATAGAAGCAATGTACATATCTTTAACGAATTGCAGAAAGCTGCATTTGAATCTTCATTCTCAGCCGAAAATGTTACTGGTGGTAACCGTATGTTCCCACTTACATCATGGCCAAAGGATAAATCAGTTAAATTAACGTTTGATAATGCAGCATGCGATGTAAATATGATTCACTTAACCGAAGGTGCAATCACATCAAAGGCTTCAAAAACATTGATGAAGATTATGGAAGTATTAATCCCAACAGACGGTGTTATTACTTTAGATGAAGTACCAACGGAAGTATTAGTTGAAGGCTTTAAAGTAGCAACATCTGATACACCAGCTAAGGGTGAATTTAAATTAGGTACAGCTGATAAAACAGTTACATTCGCACCAGCTGATGCGGGTACAAGCGTTAAATTAGTGTACTCTTACAACTCAGGTGCAGATTCAGTTACTAACACTATTACTGAAGGTACAAAAGGTGTTCCATTTGAAGCATTTATTAACGAGAATATTTACAACGAAAACAACGAAGTAGTTGGTACTCACAATATTCACGTATACAAAATGCAGTGTACTACTGGTACAAAGATTGATACATCTCACCAGACACCAACAGTAGAAAGTTTTGAAGCAGAAGCACGTGACCCTAAACGTACAGATAAAGCGTTATGGGAAGAAACTTACGACTGGTTCACAAAATAACAACAATGCCAACACCCATATGGGATTGTTGGCTTTTTTATTTATGGAGGACTTATGGTAAAAGGACAAGAATTAGAATTAGCTGTAGGTAAACCAATATTGATATTTGATTTTGCTGATGACAAAGAAGGTAGATTGTGTAAACCATTGACTTTAGAAAATTTAGGACTAGGAAAAATTCATTTAGCGGCCATTGATCAAGAAGATATGCAAGCTAATTTCAATGATGAACATAAATTTGAAGCTTTAATGAGTTTACTTCAAATGACGATTATAACCGATGATAAAGATGATTTTACTTACATGGTTCAATCTATCGGTGATGATATGTTCCCTGAATTAATCAAAGATATCAAATATATTAGCGGTTTAAAGGAAGAAAGTGATAGTGGGAAATCCTCTTTAAATGAAAATCTTCCTATTACAAACAATCAATCTATTACAGCAATAATTACACACACATCATACAAGTATGAAGATATCATGAATTTAACGCTTAGACAATACAAAAGCCTAGTTAGATACATAGAAAAAGAACTTTCATTTGAATATAAGTATTCAACTATTTTCTCTGCTAAAGATCCACAAGAATATCTCACACCAGAAGATTTCCCATTGGTTGATACATATACAGATACACAAGAAGAAGATGATGAACCACACCGTACTACAATTGACGATTTAATTAAACGTGGTGTGCAAATTCCAGAAGGAGTTTTAAATAGATAAATGGATGATTCCGTAAAAAGACAAATGCACGTGGGTGTCGGACTTGATGTTACCGATGCCCAAGGTGGATTAGATTCTGTAAAACAGAAAGTAAATGATATAAACAGTTCTATTCAAGAACTCGCAAGAAGTGCTAGTGAAGCTGAAAAGACTGTCGGTAACTTATCTAAAGGATTAAACAATAGTACTAACAATACATCATCCGCCGATAAAGCTACTAAAGATTTTGTAAAAACATTAAAGAATGAAGTACTGGCTGGACAAAAAACTGCTACTCAGGCATTCCAAGAGTTAGAAAAAGAAAAACAAAGATTAACTAAGATACTTGAAAGTGACTCATTTGATAAGAATAAAGATGCTGAAAATTATAAGAGTTTGGTTAGTGAATTAGCTAGTATCAATAAACAATTGAATGCCAGTATGGTAGCTGAACAAAAAGCAGCTGAAACACAGAAACGTGCTGAGGTAAAAAAGACTACAGCTGAAATAAAGGCTAATTACAAGGAAATAGAAACAGCTGGTAAACAGTTAACAACTAATCTTAACGCCTCATTCAAAGCTGTAAATACTGCTTATGCTTCTAATAACAAACTTGGAAATACAATGTTTAATACAGCTATGCAAGTGTCTGGTGTTAGACAGTTAGCAAGTGAAATTCAAAATTTAGGAACTGCGCTTGTTGATATTAACTACAACACAATCAATAATCAACGTTTAATGGGAGATTTCTCTACTTCCCTACGTGATAAGTTGAATGCTAGTGCGGTTGAGATTGCTAAGAATTCTGGAACATTGATTACTGATGCACAACAAATTGAGGGCGCATGGATTCGTATCAATGACCAGTATGCTAAGTCACCTAAATTGTTATCAGATATTTCAGACACAACATCTAAATTCATGTCTGTAGGTGAAATTACTGATGCTGAAAGTGCGGTTAAGTTGTTGAATTCTTCCCTACTTCAATTTAATTTAGCTGGTTCTGACGCTGCTAAAAACGCCGAAACTATAGCTAATAAGTTTGCATATATGGCTGATAAGACTGCAATGGGAACAGCTGATGAATATGCAGAGTCTATTGCCAAGATGGGCGCTAATATCAGAAACATGAATGGTGACATTGATGATGCCATCGTAATGACTTCTATCATTGGTGACAAGCTTGCTAAAAATGGACAAGAGGCTGGCAATGCATTAAATACATTTACAGCTTATATGCAACGTGCCAAGACATTGAATCTGTTTGATGATTTGGCTGACCAGTTAGGTGATACTAATATTCGTATTCGTGAAGGCGATAAAGGACTAAAAGACTTTAAAGGTACATTAGAAGCTATTAGTTCTGCTTACTCACAATTAAAATCTCAGGGTGACCAGCAAGGAATGAATAAGATCATTGAGGCTTTGGGTGCAACACGTCAACGTGCAACTGCTCAGGCTTTATTGGATGCCATTTCATCTGATGACGGTCAAAACCTTGAATATTATTATCAGTTATTGACACAAGCTACAGCTCAAGGTTCATACTTAGAACAACAGAATGAAGTATTGATGACATCATTGAAGAAACAATTCAATGTGTTTGTTGCTTCTATTCAAGAGGCTGGCATGGCTTGGGGAAATTCAGGTATCCTTGATGGTGCTTCAATATTCCTGAAAGGTATTAATGGAATTGTTGAAGTTATAGGTAAAATACCAGCACCTATTATGAGTGCAGTAAGTGCATTCTTGGCATTAAAAGGTGGCTTACTTGCATTTGAAAAGATTGGTGACATCACTGGTTTAACTGATAGATTCACTCAGGCAATGAATGGTGGAACTAAAGCTAGTCGTGATGTTGCAGAAGCTACCGCTAAGACCACTCAGGCGTTCATTTCTGAACAGCAAATGATGTTCTCTAGTGCAAGTGCTAGTGATAAGTTAACAGCTTCATATCAAGCGCAATACACTGCTCTGAATGACTTTAAAGCTTCAATGATTGAGCATAACAAAGCATATGCTGAAGGTGCAATATCTGCTGCTGAATATAATGCTCGTGTTCAGGAGTCAACAAATGCTTATCGTAATAGTATGCAATATGGACAAATGGCAGCCACTACAGATAGTGAAGTTGCAAATGCTAAGAAACGTGTTGCATCAGCCATAAAAGAACAGAATGTTGCTGAGAATTTAAGCAATAGAACTAAGAAAGAAAAAATCGGATTGCTTGCTTCTGAGAAAGTTCAGGAAATGGCAAACAATGGTTATAGAAAAATAGGAACCGATTCCCAAAAGGCTCGAAATATAGCAGATACGCTTTACAACAAATTACAAAAAGCTCGCCTAATTTTAACTGGACAAACTGCAACATCTGAAACTGTTGATACAGCAGCGAAAACTGCTGGAACTGTAGCTACTGGTGTGTTAACAGCTGCTACAACTGCCCTTGGTGTTGCCTTAAATTTCTTATTATCCCCTATGGTTCTGATCTCAACTGCAATTGCTGGCATATCATGGTTGATGGGACAAAGCTCTGCTAAGACACAAGAATTACAAGAAGATATAGATAATCTTACAACTACTGTAAATGAGTCTAGAGAACGTATTGCTGAATTAAAAGACCAGCAACAGCGTTCAGGTTTAAGTGGCTATGAAGAACAAGAGTTAGACTATCTGCAAAAGAAAGTAGACCTTGAAGAGCAATCACTTAAAATCAAACAACAGGAAAAGAATGCTGACGATTGGTTCGGTAATCATCATACTTTAGGTAATCCTTTTGGTTTAGGTGGTTCTAATAACTTATCAGAAGATGTTAAAGATTCAATTACAGATTTCAAAGAAGCAAAAAACACTTTAGAAGATTGGGCAAAATATGCTGATGCAAGCGGTAAATCAATTGAAGAGCTAGGCACTGGTTTAAAAACTGCTACTGAGTATACAGAAGAAATGAATTCCGCTGCTGCTGAATTAGTTCAGTATCGTTCACAATTAGAAGGTGCTATTGATAGTGGCATGTTCAATACAAAAGATACAGAACAAGCAAAAGAATTATTAAATACTATTGATGAATTATATCCAGAAATCGAAAAAACAGTTAACTCAACAAAAGATTTAAACGAGGCTACCACTTCAATTGATACAGAAGGATTCAAAACATTAACTGAGGATTTAAAAAAATCACGCCAACAATTAGAAGGTGTAAATTCAGATATCTTAGAACTGACTAAGGGTAATGTTACAGCTGATTATTTATTAGATTTAACTGACAAATATGAAGGTTTTTCTGAGGTTGCCAGTAAATCAACAAAAGAACAGATTGAATTCTTACGTAATTACCAGAGTGAGTTAGAACAAACTGTAGCTTCTTCTATTGATTCTAAGATTGATGAATTAAATAAGACCAAGGAAGCCTTAGAAAACAAATTGCAAAGCCTGAAAGACCAGAAACTTGGAATGGATGACTCAGAGGTTTTAAAAGCAACTGAAAGTTTACGTGAATGCGAGAATGAGTTGCAACAGTTAGAACTTCAAAAAGATATTCAATTGAATATTAGTTTGAACAATGCATTAGATTTTTCTAGTTTTGTTAATTCAATGGATGAACTTGTTAACTCAACTAAAGATTTAACACAGGCACAATATGACTTGCAGAATGGTACAGCTTTAAGCCAGCAAGAATTATGGAACTTATGTCAAACATATCCTGAATTATTGTATCAAGCTAATCTTTTTGCTGATGGTTCAGTAAGCGCTCAGGAAAGTGCTATCAATGCTGTCCTTGGGATGAAACAGCAAGAGTTCGATTCTACTATTGACCAGAAGATTGCCGAATTACAAGCAGAAAAGACAAAACTTGAAAATCAAATTGATATTGAAGGTCAACAGAAACAGATTTTATTAGATTTAGATGCTGATGAAGCCAATGGCAAGATTAATACTGAACAACAGTTACAAGATAAATTGACTCAATTCAATAATCTTGAAATGGAGAAATACGCCCAAAAGACCAATGATGAATCTAATATGTCACAAACTGGTGCGCAAAATATGGTTAATAGCGCAGATCAAGCTAGTTTGAATATATCTAGTATGGCAGTTAGTGTTGGTAACCAGATTATGACTGCTATAGACCAAGGCGCAAGCAGTGGTGCAAACTCTTTGGCTACAAATGCAAATAGTGGACAAATATCATTATCTGCATTAGCTTCACAGGCTCATGCAACTGCTGAGGCAATTCAAGGTGCATTCCAAGGTGAAGTTAGAGGTAGTGCCAGTATTCGAGGAATGGTTGATTTTGGTAAAAGTTTAGCTGGTGCCATTAGTCAATCATATAGGTCTATTCAAAACGGATACAAAGGCGGAACATCCATCAAAGATATTCAAAATGCAAACTATAGACATCAGAAAGAAGAAGAATTAAAAGCAGATATTGAAGCCGCAAAGCTTAAGGTTGGACAGCTTAATAATGCTATTGCTAATCTTCAAGCTTTCAAAAATGCTGGTTTATCTAATGTTGCTAATAACCTGTATCCTGATAAGTCAACTGGTGGTTCTAGTCATGCTGATAAGGCTGCAAAACAGGCAGCGAAAGATGCTGAAAAAGCTGCAAAGGAAGCCGAAAAAGCAGCCAAAGAGGCAGCTAAGGCAGCGGAAGAAGAACGTAAAGCTATAGAACAGATACGTGAATCTTACATCAAGAATGTTGAAGATTTACAGGATAGAATAGCCAAAGCATTAAAGAAGAAATATCAACAGCAATTTGATGAACGCAAGAAACTTCTTGAAAAAGAACACGAAGCACGTGTTAAACAAATTCAGGATGAAATTGACCGTTTAAATGGTGACAGACCAGAGGATAAGAAAAATAAACTTGCTGGTTTAAAAGAGAAATTAGAAAAGTGGAAGAAAGATGACAGTACTCTTGGTAAACAGAAGCAGAAAGAGTATATGGATCAAATTAAAGACCTTGAAAAAGAAATCAAGATTGATGAATTAGAAAGTCAATTAGATGACGAAAACAAGAAATTTGATACCTTGATTGACACTGAAAATGCTAACTGTGACAAGATACTTGCTACCCTTACCCAGAAAATGGATGATGAACACATCTACAAAGAAGCCAATGACATGATTACTAATGGCAAGATGACAGAGATCGTTGACTTGCTTACAACTTATGATGCTAAATGGGATGGTTGGGCTACCCTTATGGGACAGTCCGCTGGACAAATTATCGCAGACCAAGTTAAAGTTGCAATGGCTAATTATGTTGATGTGTTGAAGAATTCCATAACTTCCAATGGTGGTGTTTACACTAACCAAGTAACTGGGAATACATCAAAACCTTCCTCTAATACATCAAAACCATCTACAAATACATCTACTAAACCAAAACCTGCACCAGCACCTAAGCCTAAAACAGTTAAGATAGGAAGTAAAGTTAAGATCACTGATACATCAGCTGGTATGTTCTATACTTCTACATCAAAAGGTGCTGTAAACAGTTGGAGAGGTTATACTGGTAGTTACTATGTAGTAAACGATGCTGCTGGTAGAGTTGCTATTGCTAGAGATAAGAACATCAATAATGCTATTGGTTGGATAGATAAGAAGAAAGTCGTTGCTATGAGAACTGGTGGTTATACTGGTAATCAAGAAGGACTTGCTATGTTGCATAAGAATGAACGTATCCTTAATTCACAGCAGACAACCGACTTCCATGAATTGATTGACTTTTTACCAAAGATGAAGACTATGTTCACTACTAGTAATGACATGTCAAAACATCAGGAAACTAATATCAATGCACCTTTGGTTAACGTCCACGTTGATAAAGTTGAGCAGAACACAAAGACTGATATGCATAATGATATGGACAATTTAGACCGTATGTTGCGTAAATCTTTGCGAAGAAGTGGAACTTTAATAAAAAAATAATCAAAAAGGGGTGAAAAACATCTCAAAATTCAACTATATATATGTAGAGTTTAATTTCTACATGTATATAGTTTTTTTATTTTAGAGGGAAGTGATTAAATGTACAAAACAAAAACAAATGATTTGATGGACTTTTATTTTAATGGCAAGAAGTTATCAGATTTTGGTGGTTATGTTGGCTCAACAGATGGCGGTTTAAATAAATATTCAGGGCTACCCGCACGTGAGATTGTGTCTGACAAAGCACTAAAAACAGATATCGAAACTGTCTTTAATTCATATTTAACAAGCAGGTCTTTCCCCGTTCCTGTAGTTTTTGAAAATTTGGATGATGGTGACATCAGAAAAATTAGTGCATGGTTGAATTCTCCTACTCCTTCCCCATTTTATTATGTGGGAGATTCAATATATATAAATGCAATGCTTGATTCAGACTCTTTCGATTTTGAAATGGCAACTATAGAAGATGGTCAAATGGAATTAAAATTTATTTGTCATGACCCATATTTCTACAGCATGCAAGACAAGACTTACACAAGTAGCAGCTTGACTTCTGGAACTGAATACTCATTTACTAATGACGGTACAGAAGAAGCTTATCCAAGTGTTGAAGTTAGAGCAACTGGTTCAATCAATCTGAAAATATACGATAGTAATAAAATCTTATATTCAGAAACGAATGTCACAAATATCGTTTCAGGTGTCGTTATGAATTCTATCACTGGAGAATGTACAACATTAGCTGGTGGGGACATGATTAATGATATTGATGAGTTCCCTGTCCTGCCTTCAGGAAAGTTTTATTTCAAGATAACTGGTTCTCAGTTGAATAGCTTGAAAATGACATTTAAAGGAAGGTATATTTAATGACAAGGCATTTATTTATATATAATGCGCAACGAAAAAAACTGTGTGATCTAGTAGACCGAACACAGTTTGCTGTTAGAAATGATGATTTAAAGACATATCTTAACCAGATATCAGAATTGAGTTTTGATGTGCCAATTAAAAATCCTAAGTCAAAATACATTCAGAATGAAAATCTGGTAATGTATGATGATGAATTTTATATTATTAAGACAAAAGTGTTGAAGATAGAAAATGATGGAACTGAGGTTTACCAAGTTTCATGTAAACACTATTCAGATACACTTGCAATGAATGTAGTATTCATAGATGAAACGACACCTCGCAACGTTGTTGATTTAATGAAACTAGCATTATGTTATGACAACAAGGGCAATCCAACATTAGGTTGGAAAGTTGGTAACGTAACTGTTGATAGAGTTAAGTTAAGAGGTTTAGAGTCATCAGAAGAAAGTTCATTCAGTACCTTGCTTACAATTGCTGAGAAATTTGAAGGCGCATTACAGTTCAATTCACAAGATATGACTGTTGACCTTTATCCAGCAACAGCAAGCGAAACACCTGTATTAAACTTACGTTTTTCAAGAAATATGAAAGGACTTGAAGTTACATATGACACATCAGAATTATGTACTCGTTTATATTGTTATGGCGGTGCAGATGATGATGGCAATGACATTGATATCATGTCTGTCAATCCTACAGGAATGGCGTACATTGATAACTTTGATTACTTCAAGAAACTTGGATATTCAGAAGATTACATAAATGCCAATAAATCATTTTTCCTAAGAACTAACATCTATCGTGATGATAGTTTTTTTGACCCAAAAGATTTATATGAGCATGGTGTTAAAGAATTAAAGAAATGGGCATTCCCTATCATTGATATCAAGATTGAAGCATTGTCAATTGAACATATAGGCTCACAGGATGCTTCAAAATTGAAGATTGGTGATTGTATCCGTATCATTGATATGGATTATGGGCTTGATTTCTTATGTAACGTAATATCTTATGAGAGATTAGGTTCTGAACCTCACTGTCCTAAGATTGAAGTTACAAATGCATTGACTTATAAAGATACGATTAATGAGATGTTCAAGAATACATCTACTATCAGCAAGATAACGACTTCTGGCGGAAATATTCGTGGTAACAAGATTGACAACATCAATGTTTCACAGATTGGTGATTTAAACCTTTACTACTTGAATGCAGAACAGATTGAAAGTAAATATGCGAATATTGAATATTTAAAATCTAACTATGTAGATGCTGAAACGATTAAGACAAAGTATCTGACTGCTGATGAAATCGGTGCTAAATATTTGACCGCACAGCAAGCTTCATTGATTTACTTGACTTCTGATCAGGCGCATATCAAGTATCTTGGTGTTGAAGAATTTACTGCTAAATTTGGACAAATGGAAACTCTGATAACAGAAACTATTGAGTCTAATGAGGGTAAATTCAATTCACTTGATACTGATATCCTGAATGTTAAAACTGAATTAACAGCTCAGAGTGGTAAATTTAGTACTATAACAGCAGATATTGCCAAGTTAAAACAGGCAGATATAGACAACTTAAATGCTGTCAATGGTAAGTTTGAAACAGTCAATACCGATATCTTGAATGTAAAAAAAGAACTTACTGCTCAGAGTGGAAAGTTTGGAACCATTGAAAGCGATATCGCTAAACTGAAACAAGCTGATATTGACAACCTTACAGCTATTAATGGTAAGTTTGATACATTAGACACATTGTATTTGAAATCTAGTGTTGCCGAGTTAACATATGCAACAATCAAACAGCTGGAAAGTGATTATGCAAAAATCAAGAGCTTAGAGGCTTTCACTGCTGCAATCAATGACTTGAAAGCGAACAAGATTTCAACTACAGAGTTTAATGCTCAAATGGCAACTATTAATGAGGCTTTGATTGGCAAGGCAACTATTAGTGACCTTGAAGCTACTAATGGTATTGTTCATTCATTACAATCAGACGTTGCCGATATTGATACGATCATTAATCGTGTAACAACATCAGACAGTATTCATTCCCTATTGATTAATGCAAATACAGCGGTGATTGATAGTGGATATTTCAAAACATTGGTATCTAATAACATCAAGGTAAATGATTTACTTGCTGGTGATATTAGTACTACAAGATTTAAAGTTAAATCTGATAGTGGTTTATTTGTCATCACTGACAATACACTACAGGTTAAAGATAAAAACCGTGTTCGTGTACAGATTGGCGAGGACTCAACTAAAGATTACTCCCTTACCTTGTGGGATGCTGACGGTAACTTAATATGGGATGCTAGAGGTTTGAAAGCTTCTGGTATCAAGGATGCTATTATCAAAGATGCCATGATTTCTGACAATGCTCAGATTAGTGGTAAGAAAGTTAATATTTCATCTTTAGTTACTGAAATCAATAATGGAACTACATTAATTACTGCTAACCATATTCAATATGATGGAAAGTCATTAGATGTAGCATTTAGTGCTTTAGCTACTACTGTAAACAAAGACTCTGAAACCATTAAATCTCATAGCACACAGTTAACCGCACAAGACGGTAAGATATCAACGCTAATCAGTGATACTACACAGGTTAAAAAAGATATCACAGCTGTACAAGGAGATGTGACTACTGCAAAAGGTAACATCACAACTTTGCAGACAAACTACAGTGCTTTAGATCAAACTGTTAAGGAATTGTCTAGTACAGTTGGTGAGCACACATCTAGTCTAAGTACTGTTACGACAATAGCAAATGATGCCAAAACTTTAGCTAATACAGCAAACACCAATGCAAGTACAGCTAAAAATGACGCCTCAACTGCTAAAACAAACGCTAGTACAGCCTTGTCAACAGCTAACACTGCAAAAAGTACCGCTGATACAGCAAAAACTGATGCTAGCACAGCCAAGACTACAGCCAATACCGCTAAGTCAACAGCTGATAGTGCTAAAACAACAGCTGGTAATGCTCAAACTGCGGCTAATAACGCTAATACAAAAATTGATGGATTGGAATTAGGTGGTATTAATTTACTTGTCGTAAAAGATATTACAAAAGGTAAATATTTAAATAACTCTGGTTCAGAAGTATCTGATAGCAGTTGGTTTTACTCTAATTATATCCCTGTAAAAGGATTAAAAAATCTAGTTGCAAGTGGGTATTCTAACTTGGGCACATCTCCATCAGTATGTTATTATGATAAAGATAAAAAATTTGTTAAAGGTATAAATAACAATAGCCAATCGTTGGGGAAACTAATGACTATAGATAGTGGTGTTGAATATATTAGGTTTAGTGGAATGATAGTTGATTTGCCTACTCTTAAAATCGAAAAAGGGACTAAACCTACAAATTATTCTCCTGCACCACAAGATGTAGATTCGTCTATCAACACCGTAAACTCTCGTATCACAACAGAGATTAAAACGGTTAGTGATAAGTATGCAACATTGCAACAAGATGTTAATGGATTTAAGACTACAGTATCTAATACATACAGTACTAAGACTGAGGTTAGCAAGGTAAAAAACGATGCGGCCACAGATGCAACTAACAAAGCAAATCAAGCAAAAACAGATGCTGTCAATAGTGCTAATGCTAATACTACAACATTGTTAAAGTCATATAGTACAACGAGTGCTATGAATAGTGCTATAAGTCAAGAATCCAACAAGATTACTACAGCAGTAGCCAGTACATATACAACCAAGGCAGAATTTAATGCTTTGGAAATTGGTGGTAGAAACATTGCTACTAATACAAACAAAGGTATTACTGGTTGGGGTTGGGGTATGCAAACCAACTCAGGAAAGACTATAACTGAGGTCATAGAAAACGGTATTAAATGCTGTAAGATAACAAAAGATAGTACTTCTGGCAGTGGTTGGAATTATATGTCATATAGTTACATAAATGTATCTAAGTACATGCCTAACAAGAAATATACTGTATCTTTTGAAATCAAACCTTCTGTAGACACAAAATTCACTATTTCATTCAGAAATGGTAACGGAACAAATATATTCACGAATGATCAAACAACAAAAGTTGCACCTAAAAATGTTTGGACAAAACTTTATGTAACTCTAACTACTATTGCTACATTTCCTACAATGAGCGCACAAGTTATGTATATGACTGGCGCAAGTTGTGCGGCAAACGTTTCTTATATCTTAAGAAATTTGGTTATTGAAGAAGGTACTAAACCATCTCCTTGGACACCAGCACCAGAAGATATAGATGCATCTATTGCTATTGTTGACGGAAAGTTTAAAAATTATAGCACTACTACTCAGATGAACTCGGCAATTACAACCAAAGCAAATGAGATAACATCTACTGTATCTAAGACCTATGCTACACAAGCAACGGTCAATACAATTAATGGAGATGTTTCTGCACTTAAGACGTGGAGAACAAGTGCTGAACAAAAGATAACCGATACTGCAATTGTTAACACAGTTAGAAACTCAGTCAACTATAAAAATGATCTAACTGGGAAGGTTGGTAAAACAGAAATTATTTCTTGTATCAACCAAACAGCGGAAACAATTAAAATAGATGCAAGTAAAATAGAACTTACAGGTAAAGTAACTATTAGCATGTTGGACAGTACCACCCAAACCAAAGTAAATAACGGCAACAATGCTATGTCATCTATCAACACTAATAAAGCCAATTGGGATAAAGGTAAAACTGCTTACGATTGGACTAATACCAACGGTGGGAACATGACAAACCTTAGAGCAATGATACTTAAGTGGACTAACAACGCAGTTAGCACAAGCACTTATATCCAAGGTGGCTGGATTGCAACAAATACGATTACTGCTAATAAACTTATATTGAGTGATTTTACCAATTTATCAGATCTTAATGAAAATACATATTCTACATATGGATTTACTAAAGTTGCTGATTCTTCTAACTCTAATGACCCATGGTTCCAAAAGAGTGGATTAGCACGAAATATATCACTGACTGATAAGCCTTATTTAAAATATCATTGTAATGGTGGCGAAAAATTCAGAATTGAATTTGAAATGTCAAGCACTGTGAAAGGCGCAACAGCTAGTGGTGGAACTGATAGTGTGTATAAAAACATCAATGTTGGTATCTATGGAAAGCTTAAGAATGGTAATACATTCTATGTCATTCCTAAAGGCGGTGTAAGTGATGCCAGCGGAACTGTTAGAAAAATATCTACAGTTGCTTCATTACCTGCCGATGCTGTTACATTTAATGTACAGTTACAAATTGAAGGTTATCCTAGTTTCTCTGGAACACTGAAAGTAAGACATGTACGTGTTACTAGAATGAACACTGCCGACCTAATCGTTGACGGTGCTATCACAGCAACACAGATTGCCTCACGTACCATCACAGCTGACAAAATTGTTAGTAAATCACTTACAGCGAATGAAATCAAAGCTGGTATTCTTACAGCAACTAGCGGTCTATTCGCTAATTCATGTATCACTAATGCTTTCATTGCTGATTTAGCAGTTACAAATGCGAAACTTGCAAATGCTACTATTGAAAATGCCAAAATTAAAGATGGTACAATTCAAAATGCTAAGATTGCAACCCTTGATGCAGGTAAAATCAATACTGGTTATTTGAATGCTGCTCGTATTCAGGCTGGATCAATCACTGGTACTCATCTTGCAGTCAACACTATAACAGCTGATAAACTAGCTATTGCCAATATAGGTTTTGCTAAGAACCCTAACTTCACACGTTGGTCTGGAACATTCCCTGACGGTATGGGCGATTGGTCTAGCAGTACAAGTCGTATTGCTAAAATTGCTGTTAATGGTATGAATGTAATACAGATGACTACTGGAACATCACAAACTGGATTGGCATTAGGTGCTTCAAATACAACTACAGGTTTCTTCTCACAAGGTCTAAGTCTTGACGGTTTAGGCTATGTAATGATTGAAATTAAATTCCGTTTAACATCAGGTACTAATCCTACTGGTGCTGGATTGTTGCTAGACTTCAACTACAAAAATACATCAGGTACAGCAACTAGTTCAAGATTAACTTGTAACTTAAGTGAGTTAGGTACTGCATTGACTGTCAATACTTGGTATACATATCGTAAAGTTATGGCTGTTCCATCAGCTGTATTAGCTGGACAGTTTGTATCATTGAATGGTTATCTCATGGGTAACTACACTGGTAATGGCGCAGCTACAAGCAAGACTATTCAGTTCGCTAGTGTTAACGTATATCAGGCAACATATCAAGATTATTTAACTCAGACTTGGACAAGTGGGACTTATATCAATGGTGCTAGTATCAAGACTGGAAGTATTGAAGCTAATCAATTATCGACAAATGCGATAAAATCACGTAACTATGTAGCCAATAGCACTGGCTCATTCTTGAACCTTGCTGATGGAACATTTAACAGTAAGAACCTTAAATGGGATAGCGCTGGTAACTTAACTGCAAATAATGCTAAATTAACTGGTACAATTAATGCAACTAGTGGATTTATTGGCGAATTTGCTATTAAAGATGGTAGAATAACATCTGAATATTCACCTAATGGGGATCGTTTACAATCATTTATGTATCTTACTAGAACCGCTATATTTACTTCATTAGTAGGTGATAGTAGTGCTGAATTTGCGAGTGGTGTTGTATTAGTTTCTAGAGATGGTGGAAACGGTATTCAATACGCTCAAATGCAACCTAGTTTGATTGATACCGATGGAGATGTTAAAGCTGGGCGCAATCTAATTGCTGGTAATTCTGTTACAGCTGTTAATACGATCACAACCCAATATGGTTCATTTCAAACGTCTAATGCATGTTTAACAAGTCATTGGGCTGGATTTTATAATGGTGGTAAACGTGTTGCTTGGATTGGAGATAATTCGACTAATGACTTATGGATAAATAAAGAAAATGGTGGTTGTATATATCTCGGTGGTTCTAATGTTTATATGGCATATAGCATGTTGTTTGATAGGAACGATCTTAGTATTTATAGTAGAGCTACAAATGGAACAGAATATATTCAATTTACACCAGTTAATTCTTCAAATAATTGTGTTTTAGGATATGGAACATATAATGCTGGTATAGGAAAATGTCGTATATATGGTTGTGAAGTAGACTTGATAAATAAAAAAGGAACAGAGTTAATGTGGTGGTCTGATGGCAACGCATCGTGGACTGGATACTTTGCGCCTAATGACTACAATACTGCTATGGGTACTGATACATATAGGTGGTGGAGATGTTATGTTAAAAACGCTGAATCTGTATCTTCAGATATTAGATTAAAACAGAATATAAATCCCTACGATGAACGGTATGAACGCATGTTCATGGATTTGAAACCTGTAACTTATGAATGGAAAGATAGACCAAACGATAAACATTGTGGTCTTATTGCACAATGGACAAAAGAGGCAATGGATAAAAATGGTATTATGGAAAATGAATTTGTTTGTTATGAACATAACCGTGAAAGTGATACTTATGCAATATCCTATCCAGAACTTACAAGTTTAAATATGCACATGATACAAAAGACCATCAAAACCACAAACAACCACGAACAACGTATCAAAGAACTTGAACAAGAAAATCGTAAAAAAGACAATATAATTAACGAATTACAATCTAAACTAAACGCCTATATTAATGGTGATTTAGTTATAACCAATATCAAGAGGGCTTAGTCCCCTCTTTTAATATGCCATTTTTGAGTAAAGGAGAGTGATTATAATGGCAACAATTACAACAAATAAAACAAAACAGGTGGTTATGCGTAACCGAATCGATGTGGATGGTGTTCCATGTAAATTCCAAGAATATACGATCAATAGTGATGATCCAGCTAAATTCAATAAATCAGAATGGGAAGCAGATGAAGCCGCTAAACAGTTATACAAAGAAAATCGTGTAGCTATTCGTACAGCAGAAGCAGAATTTGAAGATGAAGTATTCGCATTATCAGAAGCAATGGAAGCTGAGAAAAGGAGAAGCTAAATAATTATGAAAATTACTAATGGACAGGTATGGAATGTTTGTTTCGGAATTCAGCAAGGAACTTCCCTATTAGACAAATTAGCAACTGTTAGATTATCAGTAGCTAAAGCATATGACCGTAACAAAATCATCAAGAAATTATCAGAACAGTTCAATGATATCGCTAAATTACGTGATGACTTGATTAAGAAATATGGCAAAGAAGATGAAGAAGGTAATACATCAGTATCACCAGAAGATGTAGAAAACTTTCAGAAATTCATCAACGATCAAAATGAATTATTTGAAATCGAAGAAGATTACAAAATCAAGAAGTTATCCGCTGATACATTGGATTCATTGGAACTTAATTTCTCAGAACTTGAACAGTTGAGTTTCCTGATTGATTTTGGCGATGAAGAAGAAGTTGAAACGGTAGAAACTGAACTTGTTGAAACTGAAACAAAATCTGAATAATGACGTTTCCAAGGGTGTACGTCAACACCCTTCTTATTTAACAAACTGGAGGAAATTTTATGAACGAATTAATTAAAAAACTAGTGAAACTGCTTGATGTGAAATCCATTATGACACTTACCTTAACTGGTGCATTTGTGTATCTAGTTGGTTCACAGGTTGTAGACGGAGATAAATTCATGTCAATCTACACAATGATTGTGGGTTTCTATTTTGGTGTTCAGTCTACTAAATCTGGTACATCAAAGGAGTAGTTAAGTGTTATCACAAGTATTAATGACAGGATATCCGATTGTACTGACTGCCTTATGTGGCTACATCGTATGGCTTTTGCAGGAACAACGTAAGGAAACCAAGAAGAAAGAAGCTGAGATTGAGAAACATCAGAAGGCTAACTTTGTTGGAACACGTTGTCTGTTAAGACAGCAGTTAATGGAATATCACGATAAATACACAGCACTTGAATATATCACACCAAGTGCTTATGAGAATCTATGTGAAATGCTTCAAGCCTATGAGGACTTGGGCGGTAATGGTAAAGTCCACAAAATGAGTCAAGAAACCATGGCTTTACCTATTAAAAATTATGAGGAGGAATAATATATGAAATCAGCTAATGAATTTGCAAAAGAAAGAATTGGAAAAGGTGTAGATGTTGATGGTTATTATGGAGCACAGTGTTGGGATCTGTTTGCGTACTTTTGCCAGCAAGCTGGGTACAAAGTAATTAATTGTACTACATCTTTATTTGTTAAAGATATTTGGAATAATCGTAAAACAAATGGTGCATTAACTAATTTTACTGAGGTGTCTGTAAAAAATATGCAAGATGGAGATTGGGTTATTTGGGGTGACTGTGATGTAGCACCAACAAGTCATATTGGCATGTTTAGACGTTATACTGGCAACAATAGAGCAATTATTTTAGGTCAAAATCAATTAGGTGTACAAAAAGCAACAGAAGTTGATATGACGTTGAATGGCGTTATCGGTGTATTACGCCCTAACTGTTATAAAAATAAGTGTCCTTTTAAATCTAGTGGCGCAGTAAAACCATTATATAATGGTATCCGTGTACGTACAGCGCCTAGCACAAAGAAAGGCGATACTGGTATCGTATACAACGCTGACAGCCCTAATTTATACTACAATCGTATTGTCTTAGCCGACGGTTGGTACTGGGCAGAGTATGATCGTGCAAAAGGTGGAAAAGGCTATTGTGCTTTATGCAAGGCTGATGGT